TCAGCCATTGCCCACCGCCTTGCTGTCGATCAGGGCACGTTCTTCGTCCGTTCCTCGTTCTGCTACCCAGCGTCCCAGACCAGTGAAGTCCAACTCACCGTCTTCGACCGCAGACCGGATGATGCGCTCACGACCGCATGCGTTGAGAAGTTCGACATACTGGGTGCTACCCCAGTCACCGACGCCGTTGAGGTAGCCAAGGACGTAGCGGATTGCGCCGTCATGGCCTTCATCACGTGCGCGTTCCAAGTCCACGGCCTGCGCGGGCGGGGCGGCGTCAGGCAGTCGCAATTCTCCGCAGTTCTCGCACTGGTCGATGACGATGCGGTTGACCGGGCCGGGGATGACAACGCCACCCCATTCGTGGTTGCACTTCATCGGATCACCTCGACCTTTTCCCAATGCTGGTGGTAGTTGTTCAGGCGGCGCGTAGTCGTTTCGCCGTCCAGTCGATAGTCGATGGAATCGCCCATATGCCAAGTGCATTCCGCCTCGAAAGGAACGGGAGTGCCAAAGTGCTTCCACGGCTTTCTCCTTTCAGTGATGCGGATACGGCGTCCACCCATGTACCACTTCGGACGCTTTCCGCAGGTAGTGCAGGTGCAGCCTTTTTCGTTGTACCTGATGCCGCCCTTACAGCCTTCGCATTCATCGCCCACCGGCTCCTGCCCCACCGGCTGGCGTCGATCTTCCCAGTGCTGGTTGTTCCAGACGAAGCCGAGTTGCAGCAGCAGTTCCACGGCTGACTCACGGCGGCGGGTAGGGATTGCGCGTTCAAACTCCACCGGCTGGCGGGCGGCGAGGGCGCGCAGATCGTCGCGCATCTTTCTCACCGGCTCCCACCAAGCATCGCCGTAAACCCGCCTGATGTTCGGCCAAGGGTCGTGGCCGACCGAGTAGTCCAGAAAGCGTGCGACCTGTTCAAGCAGCGCATCCCCCTGACCGGCCGGGGAGGGCTGGGCGGCGGTATCGGTCTGCCATGCATTCCACAGGTCACGGACGCTGATGAAGCAGTATTCGCCGTCAGCTGCGCGCGTGAGGGTGTGTCCGTTCGCTCGCGCCCATGCCTCAAACCGCGTGCGCGCATCGGACTCGATGGCCTGCACCACGCAGGCCAGAAGCTCAGGGCGGCCGCCGATGTCGTATTCGTGCTCGCACAGGTGGTCGGTGATGTGTTCAGCGAGAGCGCGCGTGTTGCCGTGGCCGCGCCCCGATTCCTTCACCTTCTCTGCCAGCTCCATCAGGGTCAGCCCCGGCTGGCCGAACAGGGCCTCGCCGATCTGTGCCACGCAGCGCTCGCGCGCTCCATCTGCCATCGTTGTGTTCATGCGTGCGTCTCCAGAAGGAAGTGGGGGTCGATCTGCCAGCCGGCCTCGCGGGCGCCGAGCAGGCGCAGCTCGTTGGTGTCGAACTCGTCCAGGCCGAGCAGCTGCGCGGCGAGCTCGATGTGTTTCGGGGAGATGGGCCGGTCGCGGTAGAAGAGGTCGTAGACGTTGTGCTTCGAGCAGCCCCAAGCCTCAGCCAGGTCCTGCAGGCGCCTGCCTTCTTCCACCAAGTGCCGCTTCAGGTGCGCGCGCACGCTGTCGACCGAGCGGGGGATGCGGATGGGCCGGCCTCCGGCGGCCATGCCGTTGTGGGCGTGCTGGCGGCGGCTCATAGGGCGGCCCTCGAGAGCTGGACGCTTCGCAGGCTGCCATTGACCAACGCGCGACTTCCGGCGAGCATCGCCCGACCAGCAAGGAGCGCGTGATGAAGCCAGAGATCCAGACTGATTCGTTGAGCACCAGCTACTACGGCCAAGATATCTACGTCGAGGCCTGGCAGCCGACCGGTGGGAAGGCATTTGTGCACCTGGTGCAAGCCGGTGAGCTCCCGGATATTGAAAGCCCTGACTGCGGGGAGCACGACACACTTGACCAGGCGCTGCAGGCCGGTCTGCGCCTGGCGACGTCCTTGATCGACAACTAGTCCCGTGCTCATGCCGCATCCCTCATCAGGCCCAGGGCCAGCGCCTTTGCGGTGCGGTTCGGGACGGCGTTGCCGATCTGCTTGGTGATTTCGGTAGCGTTGCCGGCGAAATCGTAGACCTCGCCCTCGTCATCGAACGACGTGGCCCGGGCCAGCTCGCGCCAGTGCAGCATCCGGTAGTTGATGTCGATGCGGACCTCGTCAGCGACCTCGGCGGACGGCGCAGCCAGCTGCACGTGGCCGGTAGCGGTGACGGTCGGCATGGGGTCGTCAATGCTATGCGTGCGCGGAGTCTGGCCCGGCGCCTCGCCGAAGTTCGGCACCAAGAACGGCTCGGCCAACGCCAGGGATTCGGAGCAGGTGATGGTGGGCATGGGCTCGCTGGCCGGGCGCATGTCGCCAGTGCGGCCGGTGCCGACGTTGCCGCGCATCACCACCGGCTCGGCCAGGCCGAAGCGGGCCTTGGTGGTCACCGACGGCACAGGCTCGCCTACCGATGACGCGGTCAGGCCTGAGCCGCCGCCGTAGTACGGGGCCACCAGCGGCACGGCCATGGCCTGGTCGCCGCCCTTCGCGGTGGTGACGGTCCTGATCGGCTCTTCAACCGAACGGGGCACGCCCGCGCTGCTGCTGTTGGAGGTCGGAACGATCAGGGGTTCTGCGAGATAGCCGGCACCGCGACCGGTGGCCGTGGGAATCGGATCGCTGACGGGACGGGACGTACTGCCGCGCTCACCGTTGTTCCTGCTGATGAGCAAAGGCTCCACCAGCTGCGGCCGTGCGCAGCCTGGACGCTCGGCGCCCGCGCCGCCGGTGGTGATGGTAGGGAGCGGCTGGTCCAGGTCGCGCGCTGCGCCGCCGCTGCTGGTGGCCAGCACCAGCCCAACGTGGCTGCCACCGGCAGTCAGCGTGGGCAGCGGCTCGTCGGCGGACTTCGCCGTGGCCTGCAGGTGCTGCTCGCTGGTGCCGCGCAGGTGCACCAGCATCGGATCCGCGCTGACCAGGCCCAGGGCCACGGCCTCTGCGCGGCTGAACACCAGTCGCGGCGTGGTCCCGTCGAGCAGTGCCTGCACGGCATCGACGTAGGGCCGGGGCCAGCTGTACTTCACCGCGCCGGCGAGGATGCGCCGCAGGGTGTTGGGCTTCAGCGGTTTCGTGCGGGTGAAGATGCTCTTGCCGGTCATCGTCCAGTCGATGACCTCGCGCGCGCCACGCCAGCGCGGCCGGCTGCCCAGAAGGTCGGTACCGCCGACGCGATCATGCGTGAACTCCGGCCAGGACAGGCGCTTGCCGTCGCTCCGGCCGATCAGGAAGAAGCGGCGGCGGGTGGTCGGGTCGCCGAAGTCGGCGCAGCAGACCACCTTCCAGTCCACCTTGAAGCCCACGGCCTCGAGGGCGGCAACCCATGCGCGGAAGTACTCGCCGCGGCGCGACTTGATCGGCCGGCCGGTGACCAGGCTGCACGGGCCCCAGTCCATGAACTCCGGCACGTTCTCCACCAGCACGCGGGCGACGCGCAGTTCGGTGCACCAACGCACGACGTGCCACGGGTCCATGCGCTGCTGGTCGTGCACCGGCCGGCCGCCGCGCGCGCGACTGTGGAACACGCAGGACGGTGCAGCGGTGAGCAGGTCCAGCCTGCCCTCGGGAACGATGGTCAGCGGCAGTGCCGACTCCAGATCCGCGCAGTGGATGCGGTCGGCGTGTTCCTTGTGGTTGCGGCGGTTGGTCTCGATGGCGACCGGCCAGTGGTTCACGCCGATCATCTGGACCGGCAGGCCCAGCTGGCGCATGGCGCGGGCGGTGCCGTTGGACAGGCCGCCGGCACCGCAGAACAGGTCGGCTACTAGCATCGGGCGGGTTCTGCGTGCAACGCGGATCTCTGGGGCGCGGGAGCCGTCAGCCATGGTGTTCTCCGTTCAGTTCGGCGCGCAGCTGCTCAACGCGGGCGCGCCAGTAGTCGATGGTTTCGTCGCTGCTGCTTCGCAGCGTTTCGTGGTGCCCGAGGGCAGTTGCGGCGGTGACCAGGTCGGAGACCAGACCGGGCCGGGTGGTGCAGGTGCTGCCGCCGGCGCGCAGCTCGGCCACCTCGGCCTGCAGCTGCTCGATGTTGTCGTTCGCCTGGGCCAGCCACTGCCGATAGGCGTCCTTCGTCGGCTGCCGCATGCGAGACGGAACGCCCGGATCCTTCGGCGCCGGCACCAGCACCAGGCCGCTCACCCCCGGGCCTCGCGGCGGGCTTCGGCCAGGATCTCGCGCAGGTCGTCCTGCACCTTGCGGTCCTCGCCCTGGTCGACAGCGGCGGCCACGGCGCGCTCCAGCGCGTAGACCCGGTCGTTCGGATGGATGTAGGTCATGGCAGAATCCTCAAAACTTGGAAAACGGTGCGGTCATGGCAGAAAGGGAAATCATTGAGGGCTTCCGGTTCCAGATGAAGGACGGATCCGTAAAAGGGATCGGCGTCGATGAGGAAGGAAATTTGTACTGGGACAAGAAGCCGATCGAGCTGAAACAGCGGCTCACCTTCAGCCGTTGGGTCAACGCCGCGGCGATCTTGGCCGCCATAGCCACCGCCGTGCAGGCAGTTGTGGCTGTATTGACGTACGTGTATCCGCTCAAGCCATAACTCCCATCCCAACTAGGTCGATGTCATCCACCTTGTCGCGCAGGTAGCGGCGCGCGCGGCGAAGGTGGCCTGCGATCACGGCCCGGCCGTCATGGGCGAAGAAAGTCAGCGCGTGCATATGCACTGCACGGCGGTGGTCGCGGCGGTACAGGCGCCAGGTGACGGCGCTGCCGTCCGTGGTCGGGAACCGGCCCCAGGCGAAGCCCAGGGTCTCCTTGGGCGCGCGGCGGGCGATGTGGCGGCTCATGGGTACTCTCCGGCTTCCATAAGCACCAGCAGCCGCTGAGCACGGGCCTTTCGGCGGGGGGAGTGGCTGCTGCGCAGGCGAAGGATGCGGCGCGCGGCGTCTCGCTCGGTCTTCTTCTCTGCGTGTAGGGAGATACCCATGTCGCAGCAGGTGATGGCCACGGGCACGTAGCAAACCCCTACATCCTCGTAGTGGTATGGGTCGCAGCGGCAGAAGGGACAGTTGCTCACGCGGCCTCCTGCATCTGCATTGCCAGCGGCAGCGAAGCGCACCATGTCGGCCTCCAGCTTCTGCCGGGCGTGGTCCTTCTCGCGGTCGGTTGCGCCACTGAAGACGGGCTTCACGTGGATGCTGGTCATGCTGCTGCTCCTTCGTAGACCCAGCGGCGCACGGTCCCGAACGGGACGCCCAGCGCGGTGCTGATCTGGTTGACGGTGTTGCCGCTGGCCCGGAGCTGCCGGGCGCGGCGTTTGGTGGTTGCCGGCCAGTACCGGGCGTGAGGCTGGCGTGGTACCGGCATGCCTTGGCAGCGGGCCATGTCCTGGACCGCGCGGGGCGAGCGCCCGAGGGCAGCCGCGACGGTCATCGCGTCGCGGCCCTCCATCTGGCGCAGGGCCCGCAGTTCGCTGGTGCGCCAGAACTCCATCACGCGGCCAGCGGGTACTGGTTGGCCGCATCCTGCAGGCCGTGGATCATGGCCCGGCACATGTCCGGGAACTGCGCCTGGTCGTACAGCTTCGCCGCGCCAGTGACGTTGATCGGCTTGAACCCCAGCATCGCCAGCCCATCGGCGCTGATCGACAGCGGGGCGATGCGCGCGTTGATGTCGCCGAGCTTGATCTTGACGACCTCACGCGGCGCAGTGGTCGGTGCCGGGGCGCTGGCCACTGCCGTCGGAGCGGTGCGCACCGGTGCAGCTGCAGGTGCGACTGCCACCGGCTCGGCCTGCTGCTGGGCCGCTGCCGTCTGCGCTGCCTTGGCGGCCTGCTCAGCGGCGGCGTCGGCTGCCGCCTTCTGCGCGCGGGCCTCTTCTTCCTTGCGGATCTTCTCGCGCTCGTCGTCCAGGCGGGCCTGCTCAGCCTGCTGGTGCTGGGAGATGCGTGCCGCCATCAGGTTGCGCAGGTCTTCCGCCGACTTCGTAGAGCACAGCTGCACGCGATCCGGGAACAGGGCGGCATGCGTGCCCACCTCCATCTCCATGACGCGGATGTTGGCGCGGATGCGCTCGGCGGACTGGCTGGCGTCGACCTTGGCATTGGCAGCCACGGTGTCCACCGCTTCCTGCATGCTGGCGAACGAGCGCTTGCCCTTCATCGCGTCGCCGATGTCGGCAATCAGCGTGGCCGGCATCGGGATGGCGTGCTCGCCCAGCGTCTCGTTGATGGCCAGCACGTGCTGCTGCACCGCGCGGCGAGCGGCGTTGCCGATCTCGGTGCGGCGTTCGTCCTTGCGGGTCTTGACGCGCTTTTCCAGCGCCAGGCGCTTGGTGCGGGCTTCCTCGGCGATCGCGTCGATGGTCTTGAACAGCAGGTCGATGCTCTGGGTCTGGCTGAGGGCGTGCTGCTTGGCGGCCTTCAGCTGGTCCTCGATATCGCCGCACCACTTCACCGTCTTCTCGGCATCCGCGAAGTCCTGGTCGCTGACCAGCTCGGTGCTGATCCCCTGGAACACGGCGATGGCCTGTTCCTTCCATTCGGCCAGGTTCGACGCGGTGACCATGCCGGTCACTTCGATGCGAAGGGCCGGCATCTGGTCCGGGGCGCGGCCGGCGGCGACCGGCTCGGCGACCGGCGCCGGGTCATAGGCAAGCACGTCGGCATCGAACTGGGCCCAGCCGGCCACGATCTTGGCGCGCAGTTCCGGGTTCGGCGTGTACCAGCAGTGGCGCTCCTCGACCAGGTCGTCACCGCTCCACTTCGACGCCATGAACAGCACGCGCTCGGCGCCGCTGACCATGGCCTGATGCTCCATCTGCACCTGGTAGTGCAGCGGCAGGCAGGCGTCGCCGCCGTCCACCGGCATGGCCAGCCGCAGGTCGTCGTTCAGCGACTTGTGTTCGAAGGCCTTGTCCTCCAGCAAGGTCAGGCCGTCGAAGCTGGCCGAGAACTTGCCGTCCACGCCGACGCAGGGGTACAGCTCCTCGCCGAGGATCTGCTCGGCCAGCGGCCGGGCCAGGTCTTCGAAGCGGTGGCCGTCGGCGAAGCGCTGCAGCGTGGCAGCGTCGTGCTCAATGGTCGCGCCGGTGGCGAACTCGCGCAGCAACTGGCTGCGGGTCTTGTAGGGGCTGCAGCCCATCATTGCCGGGGCATCACTGGCGTTGAAGTGGCTGGCGCGGTGGGCATGCCATTCCGGGGTGCCCTGAATCAGTTCGACGGTGATCATTCCACCACCTCCTCAGCCACGGCAGGGCCAGCCTGCAGCTCGCTTTCGGGCTTCGCGGCCAGCGCCAGGATCTGCTTCTTCTGCGCGTCGCTGAGCGCGCCTTTGGTCTGCGCCATCGTGATGATCGCGTCGGGCGTCTTCTTTCCGGCCTTGATGGCGGCTTCCCACTGCGGCAGGGCCGCTGCGAAGGCTTCATCGGTGTAGGCCGGCAGCGTCTTGCGCTGGGCTGCGGGCGCGCCCTCGGCGGCAAACGCGTCTTCCGGGGTCGTGTCACCTTCCTTGATGGCGGTGACGATGCCGCGCAGCAGGACCAGGTGCTCCAGGCCGATGTCCTCGACGCCGGCCACGCCCAACTTCGCGCAGACCTGTTCTGCGGTGACGCCGAAGCGCTGGAAGTGGGCGAGGGCATCGGCGCGGCGATTGGCCAGCGTCTTGATGTCACCCATGATCACCTTCCGTGCCTCGACGTACATGTCCTCCCAGAAGGCCTTGGGCACGCCCTTCAGCACCGCGTTGCGCAGCGCGATGGAGCAGGCGGCGTTGGCGGTCACGCCGATCATGTCGGGCTTGAAGCGGCGGCCTTGGCGGTCCACGATCCGGCGCTGCACCTCGTAGGTGATGGCGACGTTGCGCTCCAGGTCGTGGAACACGCCTTGGGCGATGATGAACTCGCCCTTGTCATCGATGACGCGGGCGCCGGCGCGGTTGTTGCCCCACGCAGAGGCGATCACCTCGGCGAAGCGGGCAGACGGGCCTTCGATGGTCTTGCCGTCGCGCGGCAGCGCATAGACGCACTGCTCAGCGATGCTCTGGCTGAGGGTGACCATCTGGATGGCTTCGTCGCGGAATTTCTTCAGTGAGCGGGGGAAGCGGCGGGCGGTGCTGATCTGCTGCTCGATCTCCGAGCGGTTGATCATCGCGGCCATGCCCTCCTCGGGGACGAGCTGGCCTTCCTGTACCTGGGCATTCATGGGGCTGTATCTCCTGCCGGGGGCTGCCGGCGCTGTGGGTTGGTGTTGCGATCCATCCGACTGCGGCCTCCCCGAGCTACTTACGGGGTTGTTGCCCTGGACCGGGAGGGCAATCCCGGCAGGCCGCATGCGGATGGATGCCGGTCTTTCCCGGCTGTCAGCGGCGTTGCATCCGCGCCACTCGTTTACCCATGAGCTTTCGCTGGGGCGGGTCACGTCTCCCGCGCGGCCCGCTGCTGCAGCAGCCCCGCCGTCTGGGTCCGGTCAGGCGGCCTGCTGCTGCTCGGCGACCTTGTGGTACGGGTACTTCTCGGGGAACGGCTTGATGTACGCGCCGAAGTGCTTGCCGATGGATTCGGCGTCCTTGAACGCCTGGAACTCCTCGGCGCTGAAGTTGGCGTAGTGGTAGACCGAGCCCGGGCCACGCGCAGCGCCGCTGCCGCGCTTGAAGCAGATGGCGAGGGTGTTGGTGGCGGCGTCGTGGCCGATGCTGTGGATCTGCGAGCTGTCGACGTCGAACAGCTGGATGCGGCCGGTGGCCGGGGTGGTGCTGGTCATGTTGTGCTCCAGGGCGGGTAGAGGGGTGCCCGTCTTTCCGGGCTGTCAGCCCTGCGCCACAGGGGGAAGCGCAGGGCAGGGGGATCAGGCAGCGAGGTCGTCCTGCTGCTTGGTTTCTTCGGCCTGGCCGGGCTGCAGGGTCAGGACGACGTTTTCGCGGATCAGCGCTTCGGTCAGCTCCGCGACTTCGTCGGGGGTGACGCTGGCCGAGGCCTTGAAGGTCAGCTCGACGCTGCCGCCCTCCTTCGGGGCGATGACGAATTTCTTGAGCTTCACGTCGACCAGGAAGATCGGCTGCGTGTTGTCCAGCTCACCGTCGATCTGCAGTTCGAAGCCCTTGAATTCGTGGCCCACCTTGATGGGCTCGAGGCTCGGGATCTTGATCTCGGTCAGGTGGTCGCCGATGGTCGGCAGCGACTGCTGCTCGCCCTTGCCCGGCTTGCGGAACAGGGCCTTGCGCAGTTCCTTGTCGAAGTGGTCCAGCACCAGGTTGCTGGTGCTGGTGGTGATGGACAGATCGACCGCCAGGTGCCGCTCATCGCCGTGCTTCTCGATGCGCAGGTTCACGTTGGAGACGGCCGCCGGGTTGTTCTTCAGGTGGAACATGTGGACCTCGTCGGTTGAGCCGGCCGGGCCGGCAGTGGCTTACTGCAGGTCTTCCGCCGGCTCGGTCACGGCGGGGCTATCGCTGCTGGTGGAAGGGGACAGCAGTTCGATCAGGTACTTCCACGCGCCGCAGATCGCCCAGATCACCCATGCGACGAACGCGCCGGCGGCGAGGACGGTGGCGAGCACGTCGCGGAAGACGAAAATGGCGGCGATGGAAACGCCCAGCAGCACGCCCAGGGCGAAAACGGCCAGCACCGCAGCAAGCTGCGCGCGGCTCACTGGAACACCGCCTGGAGCATGTCCTGCAGGATCAGCGTGCCGGCGATGCCGACAATCAGACCGATCACCGCGCCGTAGGCCATGAACTCGACCGACATATTGGCGGTCTCCGCCTTCAGCAGATCCTCGAACTGGGACGTTTCCTCGCTCATGCGGCCTCCGGGCCAGGTTGGTTGGTGAATTCGTCGCGGAACTGGCGGCGCAGGCGCAGCGCGTTGTCGACCACGGACAGGCCACGGTTGCCGCGGCGCTGCTCAGCGTTGAGGCGGCGGAACAGCGGTGCCGGGCTGAGGCCGGTGCTGGCGATCGCATCGCGCACGGCCTGGAACTCGCGGATCTGGCGAACGTTGGTGTTCATGCGGCTTCTCCTTTGGCGTGGGCAAGGGCAGAACGGAGCTCGGTGATGCGACGGCGGTCATTCGCGGCGTCGCTCTGGTAACCAGCTGCGACACGGGCGGATGCGGCGCGATTGGGATTGCGCGGGTTCATGGCACGGAGCTCGAAGAACCGGGCCCGGCGGCTGGCGCCGCGCTCCAGCCAGAGGCACCACGCCAGTCCGTCGCGGAGGCGCTGGATGTCGGCAGTCGCGCTCATGCCGCCACCTGCACATCGGCGCCGAGGGCAAACGGGTTGGGCAGGGCGCGGCAGGTATCGATCAGCGCCTGGCGGCGCTTGCGCATCGACTCGACCTTGCTCAGGTCCGTGGCGGTGTCGGAGATCTCATCGGGGAAGCCGATCAGCACCAGCTCATGGCGGCGGGCCGCTTCCCAGGCCATCTCATCGGTGGCGCCGGCGAACAGCGCCGCGCGGTAGGCGCTGTCCACGCCGGGCATGTTCAGGCCGGTGGCCTTCAGGTTGCCGATGACGACCGGAATGTTCCGGCGCTGGCGGCGAACGTCTGCCTCGGGGTGAAGGTCCTGGGCAGCTGGGTTGTGGGCGGTGTGGTCCATCTCGGGCTCCGGCGGTCCAGCACGGTGCTGGTCGACGGGGCCAAGTAAAGCAGCGCTTTAGTTGTTAGTCAAGCAGCGCTTTAGGAAATTTTCGAGCTAGGACGAAAAAAGGCCCATCAGACGATGGGCCTCTTTTAAGAATTTCCTAGAAAATCAGTTACTTCAATCGTACGTAAAGCAGGATCAAGCCGATGGCGAAGATCGCGATATAAGGCCAAGCCCCGTATCCCTCCTGGCGCGCAGGGGAGGGCGGAACTGTGACGGTGAACTCGCCTGATCTTGGCTCAGCCGCCGCCCTTTCAGCGCCGTGCTCATGCCCGTGCTGGCGCTCGACATCAACCTCCAGCGCATGGTCGCCACGCCTGAGCTTCAATACAGCAATGGTCCCTGCATCGCCAGCCAGCTGCATGACGTTGGTCCGCAGGTCGTTGCTGGTAAACGCGCCGTCGATCTGGATCAATCGGTCACCGGGCCTGACTCCCACAAAATCCGCAGTCGAGCCAGGACTGACCGAGTGCACTACCTTCGGGTCGTCCGCGCGCAGAGTGATCCCCGTCCAACCTCTGTCCGCCAGAAGGACGTCCAGATCTCTCATCTCATCCGCGCTGTAGGCCAGTGATGACTTTACCTCGGTGGTTTCGGCCGGCTTGCGGCGTCCGGCAATCCACATCACAACGCCGATGAGCATCAAGCCCAAGCTGACGTTGACCAGCATGCTCTGCTGCTGCATCAGCCCAATGTTATTGACCCTTGAACCGAAGCCGGTTTCGACGCTGACGTCCATGTTGCACGACACCAGCAGCATCACAATACCTATGGCTGTTGCGAAGAATCCAAGTACCTTCATCACACTCTCCTGAAGTGGTCCGGGCGATCAGTGCATCCCATTATTTTGCCAATGAGCCAATGCTTCCTGATCCCCAAATCGGGGAGCCAACAAATTGCCCAGCGTAAAAACCCCGCCTGAGCGGGGTTCCAAATTACTTGAGCCAGTTGCCAGAAGTGGAGGGCACCTGGACGGATGGGGCCTGCCCGCTACCCTGACCAGTGCACTGATACTCCTTGGTAACGATATAGCTGGCGCATCCACCGAACCCACCCATCTGCGCGCACTGGCGAGAAACGCCGCCAAAAGCCTCTGCGCCGGTGTAGCCCCAAGTTGCGCAGCGCCTGGTTGCCAGTGAGATCGCCTGATTCTCGTTCAGCACAACGCGCTCGAACTCGTTCTGCTCATATGACAGCCGAACCACGCCGTCGGAGCGGCTGCCGCCAGTAGCGGTCCAATCTTTCGTGGTGGTGCAACCGGCAACCATCGCGACGACCATCGCCGCTGCAAAAACCTTTTTCATCCTTGTCCCCTGTGTTGTTCTCGATTTTCCTATCGCCCGACCAGACGCGGCTGGCGCGATCGGAAGCAACATGGTGACAGCCTTGTGAAGAAGCTTCCAGTGTCCGAAGCGTCGGCAACGGTGCTCCGGCTAGTTGAGGCGATCAATCCTGTTGCGGAGATAGACCTTTCCGCCGATCACTGCAGCTCTCGGTAGCGGGAAGGCAGGGTAAAGCGCCGTGTTCGCGCTGACCACGTAGATCGAATCGCCCCGATCCTGAAGCGCCTTGATCTGTTGGCCATTGCCTGTGTTTATCAGGTAGATGCCGTCGCCGTCGAAGTGGGGAATGCCGGTATCGACTATCAGCGTTTCACCTGGCTGTATGACTGGAATCATCGAGTCGCCCCGGCCAGTGACCAATATCAATCTGCCAGGTGTCGGGACGAATCCTACGATGGACCTGATGTAGGCAGGCTCGAAGTCCATTGCCCGAATCACTTCGGGATAGTCGTCGTTGATAATCTCTCCCCCCATTCCCGCCTCGGCGTCCAGATGCTGAACGCGAACGTAGTCGGAGGAAGTCGCAGGAGATGCGACTGCAACGGTTTCGCTGCCCATGCCAAAGTGAGAGAGCGGCTTGCCGGTGAGCTGTGCCAGCTTCGGTAGTTTGCGCTTATCCACCTTGCCGGTGCGGAGCCAGCCAGAGACGGCCTGCTCCGTGACCTCGAAAGCATCGGCGATGCCCTTCTGGGTCAGACCAGAGTCTTCGATTGCCGCTCGGATCGCGGCTGCCATGGCGGAATTGTCAAGCATTGCTTGATTGTCTAAGGGCAGGGAATCGAATGTAAGAAAGCATCGCTTGACCATGAACTAAAGCGATGCTTAAGATGGCGGCATGAACGCTATCGCCACTGCCATTGAGAAGTTGGGAACCGGCCAAGCCGGCATTGCTCGCCTTTTGGGCGTCACCCCGCAGGCCGTGAACCAGTGGGTCAGCGGAAGTCGGCCTGTGCCACCGCGCCATGTGCTGGTGGTGGAGGCAGCCACGGGCGTCTCCAGGCATCTGCTCCGGCCGGATGTCTTCGGCCCCCCGGCCGCCAATGACCCCGAGCAGCACGACGAGGCTGCCTGAGCGCGATCTATGCCCCTCTCCAGCTTTCCCGTGCGTGTGGTGACCGCGGGCCTGGCGCTGGAGAGGGGCGCCTTTCTTCCCTGAGTTGATTTCGTCCATGGCGCTGATGGTGCGCCGCAGTCGCCGACCCGTCTCCAATCGAGAAAACCGCCCATGAATGTCACCGATGCCGCCTACGACACCGTCCACCAGCAACCCGGTGGCAGCGAGGCTCTGGCGCCCAGGATGGGCATGTCCGCCGCGACCCTGCGCGGCAAGGTCAACCCGAACACCGACCGCAACCTGCTGAGCCTGCAGGAAGCGGACATGCTGATGGCCAGAACCGGCGACTACCGGATCCTGCACGCCCTGTGCGCCGAGCACGGCTTCGTTGCCCAACGCGTGGAGGCGCCGGAATCGGGCAGCCTGATCACCGCTCTGCTGGCCGCTGCCGCTGCGAAGGGCGATCTGGCCGAGATGGTGTCCGAGGCCATGGTCGACAACCGCATTACGCCCAACGAGGCGGATGAGATCGCCCGGGCCTGCCAGAAGGTGATGGCGGCGCTGGTGCAGGTAAGCCAGCACGCAGAGGCAGCTTCGGAGCGGGGTGGGGTATGAGCGTAATTGCCTGCATTTCAGGGCCAGTTACGGCACGCACAAGGCGCGCCCGTGCTACAGCATGGGTGTCCGCCAAACGAGGGGGACACCCCATGAAAGCACGACCGGACACGCTCAGGCACCTGCAGTGCTGCCTGGACGTCATCGCCAGCAGCGAACCCATGACCGAAGCCGAGCGCGCGGAGCACCGTAGCCGGTGTGCCGAGGAACAGGCAAGGGCCGAAGCGCGCCGCGCCGGCTGCGTTCCTGACGATCTCCTGGGGAAGCTGTAATGGCCCGCATCCGCTCTATCAAACCTGAGTTCTGGTCCAGCGAGCAGGTCATGGAATGCTCGCCGATCGCTCGACTGCTCTTCATCGGCCTCTGGAATTTCTGCGACGACGGCGGCAATCACGTCGCCAGCGCCAAGACCGTGAAGGCTGAAATCTTCCCCGGCGACGATATCTCCTCGACGGATGTTCAGGGAATGCTCGACGAGCTGTCGTCGAATTCCCTGATCGCCTTCTATACCAACGGTGACAAGCAGTATCTGCACGTCACAGGGTGGAAGAAGCACCAGAAAATCGACCGTCCCACCTTCAAGCATCCAGCATTCTCGAACGATGATCGTCGAGGGCTCGACGAGTCCTCCCCCCCCGGAGTGGAGGGGAGTGGAGAGGAAGGGAAGGGAAAAGGAGAAAAGCCCCCCCATACCCCCCCGGCTGCCGCCGGTGGGGCAAACGGTGGCAAATCTGGCCAAGGCAAGACTGGCCGGCCCAAGCGGGAGAAGGTCACCTTCAACGCCTTCATCGAGACCTGCCGGGCTGCCGGTGAACGCCCGATCCGCACCGATGACCCGATCTTCGACTTCGCCGAGGACGCCGGCATCCCGCGCGAGTTCGTGGCGTTGGCCTGGCGTGAGTTCGCCATCAAGCACCGGGACAGCGGCAAGCTGCAGAAGGACTGGCGTGCCCACTTCCGCGATGCCGTGCGCCGGAACTGGTTCAAGCTCTGGTGGTGCCCGAACGGCGGTGGCTGCGACCTGACGACGGCCGGCGTGCAGGTGAAGCGGGAACGGGATGCCGAGCGCGAACGTGAGCGGCAGGACCAGCTCGCTCAGCAGGAGCAGGCGGCGTGAGCGCAGTGCCCGACTACCTGGACAACGTTGCCCATCTGCGCGTGCCGCCGCATTCCGTGCCGGCCGAGCAATCGGTCCTCGGCGCGCTGCTGCTGGTGGGCGAGTCGCTGGCTCAGGTCCGCGACCAGCTGGCGCCGGAGGACTTCTACCGCCGCGAGAACCAGCTGATTTACCAAGGCATCTGCGGCGTGGCCGACCTGAAGCGCGAGGTCGACGTGGTGACCGTGGGCGACTGGATCACGGCCAACGTCGAGATCGGCGCGCAGGAGCTGGTGGCCACCGTCTACGACCTGGCCGGCACCACGCCGTCGGCGGCCAACGTCCGCGCCTATGCCGAGATCGTGCGGAACAAGGCACTGCTGCGGCAGCTGATCGAGACCACCACCGACATCGCAGACAGCGCCTATGGCGCCAGCGACGACGAGGCGGAGGAGGTCGTGTCCGCCTCGGCGACGAAGCTGGCCAGCCTGACGGTGAAGTCGAGTGGAAGCGGCGGTCTGGTGATGGTGCGCAGCGGCGTCCAGAAGGCGTGGGACGAAATGGAAGCCCGATTCCACGGCGAGGGCACGCAGGGCCTGGTGCCGAAGTGGAGCAGCGTGCGCCGGAAGATCCCGTATCTGGAGCCGACCGACCTGATGGTTCTGGGCGCACGCCCGGCCATGGGCAAGACCGCTCACGCTCTGAACTGGGCCGAGGATGCGGCCGCCGGCGGCAGGAACGTCGCGGCCTTCAGCCTGGAGATGTCCGCCTCCCAGTGGAGCCTGCGCCTCATGGCGGCGCACGCTGGCGTCGACCTCAACCGCATGCGCGAGAAGGGGGCGCTGGACAATGACGAGTGGGCGCGGCTCTCGCAGGCCCGGAACTACATCCAGTCGCTGCCGCTGGCCATCGATGACTGCGGCGCGCTGTCGGTTGATGCCCTGGCAGCGCGTGCCTCCCGCATGCACGCCAAGGTGCCGGGCGGCTTGGGCCTGATCGTCGTGGACTACCTGCAGCTGCTGACCGGCAAGGCCAAGTCGGAGAACCGGAACGACGAGGTGTCGTACATCTCGCGGCGGCTGAAGGGCCTGGCCAAGGAGCTGCACTGCCCGGTGATGGCGCTGTCGCAGCTCAACCGCGGTGTGGAAAGCAAGAACGATAAGCGCCCGAGCATGGCCGACCTGCGCGAGTCCGGCGCCATCGAGCAGGACGCCGACGTGATCGCGTTTCTCTACCGGGACGACTACTACAGCAAGGACGCCTGCGGCGCGCCCGGGATCTCCGAACTGATCGTGGCGAAGAACCGCCAGGGCGAGACCGGCACGTGCTACCTGCAGCACCGGCTGCAGTGCAGTGCCTTCGACGACTACAGCGGCCCCCGGCCGAACTACAGCCTCAAGGGCGTGGCCACTGCTGGCGGTGGCGACGATGACTTCGATGTTCCGTCGCCCGGCCGCCGCCGGCGCAGCCGCCGCGACAGGGCCGCAGGAGATGACGCATGACCACGATGACAGCAGCCGCGCGCAAGATCCGCGCGAAGCGGGCCAGCCGGCCCATCTACGCTCTTTGCCTGCGCCTGGTCGATCCGGCCACCGGCGAGGAGATTGGGGCGTTCGCCCCGAGCAACGACATCGATCGCAGGCTGGCCAAGGACCGCGGCTACCGCGTCGGGCATGAGTACCGGCTGGAGATCAAGGCATCGCGCAATGCAGCGTTCCACCGCCTGGCCCATGTCATCGGGCACCTGCTGGTCGACAACGTCGAGGCGTTCCGTGACCTGGACGCGCACGCCGCGCTGAAGCAGGTGCAGCTGGAGTCGGGCATCTGCTGCGAGATGGTGGAGATGGACGCCAGCCCAGTGGTCAAAGCCCTGCTGGATGCCGCCGAGACGGTTCTTGGTGCGGGCGCACGCAAGGTGCTGGCAGCGGTGCTGCCCGAGATCCGCACCATCCCGGTGAAGGTGGCCCAGTCCCTGGCCTTCGATTCCATGGAGGAGGAGGACTTCGCCGCCTTCTTCAAGGGCATCACCGCCTGGATCGGTGACCACTACGCGCACGTCATGCTGGACGACGTGCGCGCGGACTACTGGCGGATGGTCAATGGGCGGCAGCAGGGGAGGGCGGCGTAATGCTCAGTTATTTACCGCGTTTCAAGCCTCTCTCTTATTCCTTTGAGCGCAAGCGCGCACTGCGCCCGCGCCATTCTCAAGACAAAAACAAGATTTTGATGATCCACTACCGATACCGCGCCGTTATGAATCAGGTCCTGTGCCGCTTCGAAACTGGCCAGGGTCGTATAGCTGGCGGAGTTCGCATGCGGCAAAAGATAGATCTCCTTCTCGAGGTCACGAACTTCATCAGGAACCGTGAGGGCTTCAATTTTCCCGCCTTGCTCGCCGAGGCCTTCTGCCTCCTTCAGTTGACGCTCGATCTTCTTTTGAAATCGTTCAAAGATTCTGTTCGCACGAACATGGCGCCCCAACTGAGCCTCTGCGTCCCTAGCAGCCTGCGCCAATTGGTTCTGCCTGTGTTGCCACCAAGCGATCGCTATCGCAGCCACGATGGCGAGCACGCTGCCAACGGCCTGCACCCAAGCCGGCCAATCTATGTTGGTCGGAGGGCGAGGCTGGGGAGGATGCTTGCTGAGCAGCGCCCAAGTGATAAGGGCGCCCGCGCCGAACGTCATTACCGCAACCACAGCCCAGTCTCTATCCGTCCTTCCTTGCTTCATGGATTCCCCCTGTCGTTGGACCGGATTTTACCTCCCGGGGTGGTTGCATGAAGCGCGGTCGCTCTACCCGTAAGCCGACCATGGCCCAGCAGCAGCGGATGGACGCCATTACCGAAATCGGCTGCATCGTCTGCGACGCACTAGGCCACGGTTTCATGGCTTGCCAGGTGCATCACCTGCTGGTGGGCGGCAAGCACGGCCAGAAGCGGCGAGGCCACGACTTCACCATCGGCCTGTGCCCATGGCACCACGTCGGTGAGCCGATGGCCGGCCTCAGTCATTCAGCCTGCGCCGACCGCTACGGCCCCAGCTACGCCCGCGAACCGCGCCGATTCCGGCAGGAGATGGGCACCGACGACTACCTGCTGGACCTGCAGAACACCCTGATTGAACAGCACCTGGAGAAGACCTCATGGCGACCCGCCGCCTGATTATCAGCATCGACCCGGGCCGAACCGGCGCCATCGCGGCGCTGGTCGACGGAACAGCAGGGCCGGTGATCGACATGCCGCTGCTGACCGTCGGGGAGAACCAGGAAGTCGATGCCCGCGGCATCGCTCTGTTCATCCGCGCGGCAAAGGACCTGAACCCCGGCGCGGAGGTAGTGGGGGTGATCGAGCGGGTGCGCGCGATGCCACCGAGGAAAGGGCCGGACGGAAAGGAGGAGCGCAAGGCCGGTCCCCAGTCATCCTTCAACTTCGGCGACCACTACGGCAAGGCCAAGGCGGCGTTCGAGCTGCTGGGCATTCCCTACCTGCGGGCAGAGCCGGCCAGCTGGAAGCGCCGATTCGGGCTGACCGGCCAGGACAAGGACGCCGCCCGGCTGCTGGCCATCCAGCGCTTCCCGGCTGCCGCTATCCAGCTCCAGCGGAAGAAGGACAACGGCCGCGCGGACGCGCTCCTAATTGCCCTGTGGGCAGAGCACCAGCTGGCCATGGGCCAGGCCGCCGCATGACCGGCGCCGAGCTGCGCATGCAGAAGCGGTACCGGTCCTACGTGCAGAAGCACGGCCGATGCTCGGTCTGTCAGTTCCGCGCCACCGGTGCTGCAGGCTTCCATTGCAAGGGCTGGCCCGACCGGGCCGGCACCTGCGACACCGACGGCAAGCTGCCGAAGTTCCGATTCGATGACGCCGTACTGGAGGGCATGCGCGATGCGCAACACTGATCCGCTGACCGAAGAACTGCGCCGCTGGGGCCACGCTCAGGTGAATCGGTTTGCCCTAAGCCGCGCCGACCGGAGCGTGCACGTGCTGGACAAGGTCCGGGACCACGCGCCGTTGACCCGCGAGCGGGCATTGCAGGACCTGGTGGGGCGGGACGGATCTGACCGCCGCCGATTGATGGCCGCCGGTAGCGGCGTCAAGGGCATGCGCATCGTGCCTATGTGGGCTGCGGACCCGATCCGTTCGGCGAACGACGCGGACCGTCCCCACGACAACCCCGAGATCGCGGTCGATGTCGGCGTGCCTGACGAGCTGCGCTGGATCGACCGGGCGCTGGCCTCGATGGAGAGGCAGCACCCGATTCGGGTGCTGATCGTACGCACTGAGTTCACCGTGTCGGCCAGCCAGGCAGTGAAGGCGCGCATGGTGGCCGAGAAGTACCGCGGCACGCTGTCGGTGTGGCAGTACCGCCGAGAGCTGCAGCGGGGGTTGGATTGGTTGCGGGGAACCGCAAACGCTGCATAATCGAAGCAACGCGGAGTTCCGCTCTGCACATTCATAGGAAATGAGATGCCTATCAATCGCAAGGCAGTGGGCAAGAGGGCGGGGACCGATGCGCTTGGTAGCGTCAGACCGGATCAAGCTAAGGCTATTGCGGAATCTGTTTCGGCAGTGGCGGCGAGTAGCGGTAAAGCGTGGGAGGCAGAAGAAGCAACTCAGCAATCTACCGAACGGTATACCAATCAGTACTATGTTGAAGCACTGAAACAAGCCGAATCGCGAGAAGAACGAGAGAGAATTGCAAAGGCGCGGGAGGCTGAGCTCAATGAGGCTCGGAAACATCTGGAGCGTCTCAGGACTAGCCGGACCGTAACTCAGCGCGGTATGACATACCTTCCTGTCATCGGTATTCTGGCTGGTGGCGCGATCTTGGTGGCGATCGGTGCCAAGTACATCAATCTTGAGGATGTCGCAAAGTTGCTCGGTAGGGATTGACAAGTTGCACAACCAAATGCCCTAATTCTGCGACTGTCAAGAATTGTCCCTGAAGCCCCGGCCCTGCGCTGGGGCTTCTGCATTTCCGGGACCCAGAACACCGATCAACCACCGCGCCGAATCCCCCTCCGCTCGCCGTGAGGCGATTGGGGCCGGCGTCCACGCAGGCGGGCGGTCTGCGCACGGCCCTTGGAGGCCGGGCAGCGCCTAGGCAGCGGTGGTGATCGGCCCTCTACGCCCGCGCACCCTTACCGGACCCATTCGCAGAGCCAGCCGGGCTGCGGTGGCGGGCACCTATGCAGGAAGACCCCATGAGCCAGTTCGACCAGATCATCGACCGGGTGCTGGCCCATGAGGGCGGCTACGTCAACGACCCGCGCGACCCGGGTGGCGAAACCCAGTGGGGCATCAGCAAGCGCTCCTATCCGCAGCTCAACATCCGGACCTTGACCCGTCAGGACGCGGTGGAGATCTACCGCCGCGACTTCTGGAAGCGGGTGAGCGGTGACCAGCTGCCGCCGGCCTTCGCCTTCCAGGCGCTCGATGCGGCGGTGAATCACGGGATCGGCAACGCCGTTCGCTGGCTGCAGCGCGCCGCCGGCGTCGCTGACGACGGAGTCATCGGCCCGCGGACGCTGGCTGCTGTCTCCCAGGCGGATCCCGCAGACCTGGTGCTTCTGTTTAATGCTGAGCGCCTGGAGTTCTACGCCAAGCTGGGGACGTTCGACGCGTTCGGCCGCGGTTGGACCCGTCGTGTGGCTGGCAATCTGCGGTACGCCGCCAAGGACAACTGATGCCGGCGGCCAAGAAGAAGGCGAAGCTCTCGCCAGTGAATCAGCTGCAGGGCGTGCTGGTGGTGCTGGAGAACCAGAAGGCCAAGAACCCGACCGCCGAACTGCTGCTGGCCATCCGCGAGATGGTGAGCGACGCGCTGGCGGTACTGCAGGAACCTGACCCCACCAAACAGCGCATCGCCTTCGTGCTGCTTGCGGTCCAGCAGTCCACCCAGGTGGCGGTGAAGGAGGTGCGCGGTAAGCGCCTCACCCGCGTGACCATCATCGACCAGCCCCTCTACCACTGGGCGCTGGAGGAAATTCACTCACTGGCAGGTGCCGCATGACCTTCGCGACCCGAAACGTTGGCGCCGCGCGCGTCGGCATCGCCGTGCTGGTGCTGTTCCTTCTCGGCATGGCCATGGCCGCACTGATCGCGGTGGCCATCCCGCCCGAGAACAAGGACTCGTTCGGCATGCTGATCGGCGGCCTGAACAATGCTACCGGCATGGTCATTGGCTACTTCTTCGGCATGACCCGCAAGGGTCCGGGGGCCTGACGTGAATCGCATCGCCATCTACCTGCTGGCGTTCGTCGCCTGGTCCGCCGGCGTGTTCGGTGCTGGCTGGGCATGGCGCGGCGACCGCGCCGAGACCGGGGAAGCCCTGCAGCAGGCCAGCACCAGCGCTGGGCAGGTCCAGCAGCTCACCGAGACCCGTGCCATAGAACACAGCCAAGCCGAGGCGCTGGCTACCATCGGAGCGAAGCATGAAGAAGACCGCACTGCGGCCACGGCCGTCCCTGCTGCTGTTGCTGCTGGCGTGCGCGATGGCAGCCTCCAGCTGCGCGACGACCTCGCCACCTGCAATACCGCTCGCCTGTCCCAAGCCGCCGCCGGCGCCGTCGAACGTGACCAGGCAGCCCAATTACGAGCAGAGGTCGCGGGAGCTCTTGTTCAAATCGGACGAGACGCGGACGACCACGTCCGCGCCTGCCAAGCCGTAATCGCAGCCGACCGGACCGAGCTTCGACTGGTCCCCTAGCTGTTACAGGAGGCCGTCCTGGCGCGCGGCGGCGAGAGCTTTGCGCACACGATTTAGCGTTTCTTCTGCAGAGACTGGCTGTGCACCATCTCCGATACGGCCGAAATCTCGTTCTGCTGCCTTTTCAATCGCCTGAAGCGCCGCGAGCGCCTTCTGCAGCCGCTCTTCTATACCTACGGTCATGTTGATGTCCTGGACGGGATAAGGAACGCCACAATTCTGCCATGCCAAACCTAACCCCTAAGCAGCAGCGGTTCGTCCAGGAGTACCTGCAGGACCACAACGGCACCCAGGCGGCCATCCGTGCCGGCTACAGCGAGAAGACAGCCAAGCAGCAGGGCTCACGACTCCTGAGCGAGCCGCGCATCCAGGCTGCGGTACGCGCCGGCCAGCAGAAGGTGGCCAAGAAAGCCGAGGTGACCGTCGACAGCCTGATGGCTGAGCTGGAGCAGGCCCGGAAGCTCGCGCTGAAGGAGAAACAGGTCAGCGCGGCGGTCACCGCCACGATGGGCAAGGGGAAGCTGGCCGGCCTGCTGGTGGAGAAGCACAAGCACAGCGGTGCGATTGGCACCTACGACCTGAGCAAGCTTTCAGACCATGAACTCGACCGCCTTGAACAGATCCTCGGTCCGCTTGCCGACGCTGGCGGAGATCCGGGCGGAGCGGGCGAGGAGGGCGGCTGACGCCGAGCGCGAGCGCCTTGCACGCGATGGCGAGGCGATCCGGCAGCGCTGCACCACACTGGCCGGCTTCATCCGTGAGGCCTGGCCCGTTCTGGAGCCGGCGCAGCCCTATGTGCACGGCTGGCACATCGACGTCCTGTGCCAGCACCTGGAGGCCATCACCGACGGACAGATCACCCGGCTGCTGATCAACATCCCGCCGGGCACCATGAAATCGCTGGTGGCCAGTGTCTTCTGGCCGGCATGGGAGTGGGGACCGCGCGGCCTGCCGTCGATGCGCTACCTGACGACCTCCTATGCGGAGAAGTTCGTCAAGCGCGACAGCCGGCGCATGCGTGACCTGGTGCAGTCGGAATGGTTCAGCAGCCTCTGGCCGGAGATCGAGCTAAATCGGTCGGGCGAGATGTCCTTCGCCAATTCGAAGATGGGCAATCGCGAGGGCATGGCGTTCGCCAGCCTCACCGGTGGCCGCGGCGATCGGGTGATCATTGATGACCCGCATTCAACCGAGACGGCGGAGAGCCCGGCAGAGCGTGCGACGACGACTCGCATCTTCCGCGAGTCGGTGCCGACACGTCTCAACAACCCGGCCACGTCAGCCATCGTGGTCATCATGCAGCGCCTGCATGAGAAGGATGTCTCGGGCCAGATCCTCGACTTGGGGCTCGGCTACGAGCACCTGATGTTGCCGATGGAATTCGAGCCGGAGCGGCGGTGCCGCACCTCCATCGGGTTCGAGGATCCGCGCACTGCGGATGGCGAGCTGCTGTTCCCAGAGCGCTTCCCCCGAGCGGTGGTAGAGCGCGACAAGAAAATCCTGGGCAGCTACGCAGTTGCCGGCCAGCAGCAGCAACGGCCGACACCGCGCGACGGCGGCAAGTTCAAACGGGACTGGTTCGAGGTTGTGGAGGCAGCGCCGGCGATCCTGGCAGCGCGGACGGTGCGCCGCTGGGACTTCGCGGCCACGGATCCGAAGCAGCAGAAGAAGAAGGGTGACCCCGACTACACAGTGGGCCTGCTGCTGGGCGAAGTTGGCGGCGTCTATTACGTGCTCGACATCGTGCGCGACCAGAAGTCGCCGGCAGGCGTGGAGACGATGCTGAAGAACACCGCGCTGCAGGACGGCAAGTCGATCAAGGTCCGGATTCCGCAGGACCCTGGCGCTGCCGGCAAGAGCAACGCCGCGCATCAGATCAAGCTGCTGGCGGGCTGGGACGTAAAGGCGGCGCTGGAATCCGGATCCAAAGAGGTCCGGGCAACGCCGGTCGAGGCTCAGGCCGAGGCCGGGAACATCAAGCTGGTTAACGGCCCATGGGTGGCAGCGTTCTTGGACGAGATCGCCGAGTTCCCCAACGCCAAGCACGACGATCAGGTGGACGCGCTCTCGGGTGCGTTCGCTGAGCTGGTCACCGGCAGCACCTACAACCTCGGGAACGCGCTCTGATGGGCAAGCTCGCACACATAAAAGACGGGCTGGTCAACCTGGTTGCCAACTTGGGCACGCCGCGCGACAAGGCGGCCTCGACGTTCTACGCCCTGCCGACGCTGTCGGATCAGGAGGCGGACAACGCCTACCGCGGCACCTGGCTGGCTCGGAAGGTGATCGACATTCCGGCGATGGACAGTTGCCGGAAGTGGCGCGGCTGGAGCGCAGACCAGGAGCAGATCACCGCACTCGAGGCAGAGGAGAAGCGGCTGGGCCTGCAGCAGAAGGTGTTGAGGGCGATGATCCGCGCACGGCTCACCGGTGGCGCCGCGCTCTACATCGGCACGGGCCAGTCGGACCCGACGCTGCCGCTGAAGCCTGAATCCATCGGCAAAGGCGGCATTCGCCACATCAACGTGCTTTCGAAGCGCGTGCTGCAGGCCGGCGAGCTGGACCTTGACCCGGAATCGCCGGGCTACGGCCTGCCGGCGTTCTACACCCTCAGCAGCGGCACGGCCGGTCAGGTGCAGATCCACCCGTCGCGCCTGGTGATCCTGCACGGTGCGGAAAGGCCGGATCCGGAGTTCGGCATCGGCGACGGGTGGGGCGATTCGGTGCTGCTGGCCATCAGCAAGGCCATCAAGGACGCCGACGCCAGCGCAGCGAACATCGCCTCGCTGGTGTTCGAGGCGAAGGTCGACGTGGTCAAGATTCCGAACTTCATGTCGAGCCTGGCCGACCCGGAGTACGAACAGAAGGTTCTGCAGCGCATGACCCTCGCGGCGATGGCGAAGGGCATCAACGGAACGCTGCTGCTAGACGCGGAGGAGGAATACGAGCAGAAGCAGGCTCAGTTCGGGGGACTGGTCGACCTGATGATGGGCTTCATGCAGCTGACGTCGGGCGCCTCCGACATCCCGATGACCCGTCTGCTGGGCCAGTCGCCGGGTGGCCTCAACGCCAGCGGCGAGAGCGACCTGCGGAACTACTACGACCGCATCAGCAGCAACCAGGAGCTGGTGCTGCAGCCGTCGCTGCAGGTCCTCGATGAGTGCCTGATCCGCTCCGCGCTGGGTAGCCGGCCGCCGGAGGTGTTCTACAACTGGCGCAGCCTGTGGCAGACCACCGACACCGAGCGGGCGACCATCGGCAAGACCACGGCGGAGACGATCAAGACGATTTCCGACACCAAGCTGCTACCGGATGAGGTGATGTCGACGGTGGCGGTGAACATGCTGACCGAGGCAGGCATCGCCCCGGGCCTGGAAGCCGAGATGCTGGAGTACGGCAAGTCGACGCCGCAGGAGGAAACAAGCGAGGACGACGAAGAGGAGATCGCAGCGGCAGTGCCGGTAAAGGATGCGCAGCCGCGGTCGCTGTACGTCAGCCGCAAGGTGGTGAACGCGGACGAGATCGCTGCTTGGGCGAAAGAGCAGGGCATCGGGGAGCTGCGGGACGACCTGCATGTGACCGTCGCCTACTCGCGGCAGGCCTTCGACTGGATCAAGGCCGGCAACGCTAACGAGTGGGGCGGCGACGGCAAGGATCAGCTGGTGATTCCCGAAGGTGGTCCGCGCGCACTTGAGCCGCTGGGCGGCATGTCGGCGGTGCTGCTGTTCGCGTCGTCGCAGCTGTGCTGGCGCCACGAAAGCATCATCCGCGCCGGCGCCTCGCACGACTACCCGGACTACACGCCGCACATCAGCCTGACCAAGGCGACCATCGACCTGTCGAAGGTCGAGCCGTACCGCGGCCGCATCGTGCTGGGCCCGGAAATCTTCGAAGAAGTACGCGAGGACTGACCATGTTCCTGACCGATCGCGTCTCGGTGACGGCTCCCCGCCGCACCGCAGACGGCTACCTTGTGGCCGACGCCTACGTGGCCCGCACCGGCATCCAGAACTATCTGGGCGAGGAAGTGGGCCGGCCTGACCTGCTCAACGTTCGCGTGTACAGGCCACCGGAGGAGGTGTTCTCCGACGCCACGATGCGCAGCTTCGCCCACCGGCCGATGACCAACGACCATCCGCCGGAGGACGTCAGCGCCAAGAACTGGAAGGACTACGCCATCGGCCACACCGGCGACGAAGTGGCGCACGACAAGACCCGTGTCCGCGTACCGCTGGTGCTGATGGATCAGGCCGCCATCGATGACTTCGATGCCGGCAAACGCGAGCTCTCGCAGGGCTATTCGGCCGAGATCGTCTGGGAAGACGGCTTCACGCCTGACGGCGAGCCCTACGACGCCAAGCTGAAAAACATCCGCAACAACCACCTGGCCCTGGTCCGTCGCGGCCGGGCCGGTTCCCAGTTTCGCATCGGGGATGGGCGCACCCCCGGTGCACCGGATCCGAGCGCCCATCCCCAACCGCAGGAGAACCACATGAGCAACCAGCAGACCCGCATCGTGGTGGTCGACGGCTTGCCCGTCGAGTGCACCGACGCGTCGGCCGCCGCCATCGGCAAGCTGCAGCAGCAGCTCCAAGACGCCCACACCGCCGCCGGCACCGCTGCGGCAACCCACCAGGCAACCATCACCGCCAAGGACGCCGCCATCGCCAAGGCCGAGGGCGAGCGCGACGCGCTGAAGGCGCAGGTGCTCAGCGACGCCGACCTGGACCAGCGCGTCCAGCAGCGCGGCGACCTGATCGCCAAGGCCAAGGCCGTGCACGACGCCGACTACAGCGGCAAGAGCGACGCCGACGTCCGCAAGGCCGCAGTGGTGGCCAAGCTCGGCGATTCGGCCGTGGCCGGTAAGCATGAGGCCTACGTCGAAGCGCTGTTCGATGGGCTGTATGGCCAGGCAAAGCCGCGCGACCCGGTGGCCATCGTGCTCGGCGACCGCTCCACCCATCGCCAGACCATGCAGGACAACGGCTATGCCGCGTCCGTGGCCGGTCTCGACTACCGCACCGCTGGCCAGAAGGAGGCCTAAGCCATGGCACTGCAGACCAACTATCCGGACACCCAGGCCGCTGCCATCGCCGGTGCGCCGGCCACCATGCTGCCCGCCACCGACATCTCCCGCACCGTCGAAGGTGCCGCCATTGCCTTCGGCAAGGCCGTGGAGCAGGGCGCCACCGACAAGTCGGTGAAGGCCTTCGCCGGCGGCAAGTACGTCGGCATCGCGCTGCTGGATCGCTCGGCCTCGGGCCTGACTGTCACGGCAGGCCAGGTCACCGGTCGCGCCACAGATTCGTTCGGCGTGGGCGAGTCCGCGCGCGTGCGCACCAAGGGCGACATCTGGGTCGTCGCGTCGGTCGCCGTTGCCGCGCGCGATGCGGTCTACCTGACCGCCGCCGGCGCTTACACCAACGTCGCCACCGGGAACACCGCAATCCCGGGTGCCAGCTGGGACACCAGCACCACCGCCGCCGGCCAGCTGGCCGTCGTCCGTCTCGGCTAAGGAGCCAACCACATGAGCGCAATGAACCTGATCGACGCGCAGGCCGCCCTGGGCTTCGTCATCGCCCAGACCTCGATCATCGAGCCGGGCGTCTACCGCACCGTTTACCCGGATATCCAGTACCGCGACCTGATCCCGGTGGATACGTCCGGCAGCGAGTTCGCCACCTCGGTGACCTACTTCTCCCAGGACCAGTACGGCAAGGCCGACTGGATCAATGGCAACGCTGACGACATCCCGAAGGCCGGCACCACCCGCTCGAAGTTCGAGACCCCGGTTTACACCGCCGGTATCGGCTACGGGTATGGCTTCGAAGAGATCGGCCGCGCCCAGATGCTGGGCATCAACCTGTCCACCGAAGATGCCTCGGCGGCCCGTCGCGCCTCCGAAGAGATGGTGGACCGCGTCGCGCTGCTGGGCGATGCGAGCAAGGGCTTCACCGGCCTGTTCGCCGCCAACGGCGTGACCCCCAGCGCAGCGAAGACGGGCAACTGGGCTTCGGCCACGCCGGTGGAGATCATTGGCGACCTCAATGCTGGCCTGCTCAACGTGTTCAACGCCACGAACACCACGGCGATTTCCGACACCCAGCTGCTGGACTGGGATTCGTATTTCCTCATCAGCACCACGCCGATGAGCCAGAACAGCGACATGACCATCTTGCAGTGGTATCTGGCCAATAACAGCTACACCGCTGCCACTGGCAAGCCGCTGACCCTGCGCGGCATTCGCGGCCTGAAGACTGCAGGCGTGGGCGGCACCTCGCGCCTGATCTCCTACCGCAAGGACCCGAGCGTGCTGAAGCTGCACATGCCGATGCCGCACCGTTTCCTGCCGGCCTACCAGTCCGGTCCTCTCCGCTGGGACATTCCGGGCGTGATGCGCCTGGGCGGCTTGGACGTGCGCCTGCCGAAGGAAGTCTCGTACATCGACGGTCTCTGACCCCTTATGGCCCCGGCACCGCGCCGGGGCCTGGAGCGAAGCATGAAGATCACGAACAACCACAAGGGTCCGCTGGGCCTGCCGGACGGCACCATCCTGCCGCCGGGCGAGGCCACCCCCATCGCGAACTGGGATGCCCTGAAGGGCAACGCGGTTGTGCAGGGCTGGCTGAAGGGAAAGATCCTGACCGCCGAAGGTGGCAGCACCAGCACCAGCACGAAGGCACCGGCAAAGGACATCCTGGTCGGCTCCAACGTGCTGCCGGCGAACATCGAGCTGGCCGAAGGTGTGTCGGTGCAGCTGGGCGAGGTCGTGCGCCGGACGCACGAAGCGTCGGGCCTGAGCGTCTCCGACTGGAATGCTCTGGACGATGGTGACCGCGAGGCGCGTCTGGCTGCCACGGTGCTCGAGCTGCAGGCAGCTGCTGAAGCCGAGGCCGAGGCCAAGAAGGGCGCCGCGGCTGCCGACAACGAAAAGGCCAAGGCAAGCGGCGGCACCGGCACGCAGAACCCGCCGGCCGCCGACAAGGATGCGCTCCTGGCCCGCGCCAAGGAGCTGGGCATCGACGCGAAGGGCACCTGGGGCGTGCTGAAGCTGCAGGCGGCCATCGCCGAGGCCGAGGCCAAGAAGGGCGAGGGCTGATCATGTACGGCACGCTGGAAGGTGCGAACAGCTACCACCAGGCGCGCGGCAATGCCGCCTGGGCCGCAGGCACGGAACAGGCCCGCGAGGGTGCGCTGATCCGTGCCACGGATTACATCGACGGTCGGTACCGCGTGCTGCTCGCATCCGGCCGCTGGGCGTCGATGTTCCCCGGCGTGCGCACTGCCGGGCGGGGCCAGCCGAACGAGTGGCCCCGCACCGGTGCGGTCGACTACGCCGGCGACCCCATCCAGCCGGATGAAGTGCCCGACGAAGTCGAGCGCGCAACCTACGAGGCCGCGCTGCGCGAGCTGGTGAGCCCGGGCAGCCTGTCGCCGGACTACGTGGCAAGCGCGGCGGTGACCAAGGAGAAGGTCGGCCCCATCGAGGTCACCTATGCCGACGCCAGCGCAGCCGGCCAGGTGCCGAATCGACCGGTGGTGCCGGCCATCGATGAGATCCTGGTGCCGCTGCTGCGGACGCCGGCTGTCTATCCTGCGGTGAGGGTGGTATGAGCGCGTTCTACGACCGCATGCAGGCCACGGCCACGCGCCTGATCGGCCTGTATGGCTATGGCACGAAGCTCGAGCGCGACGGCGCACCGACCGGGCCGCCCCACAACCCCCAGCCCGGTCCCGCCACGCAGCACGATTGCACGGTGGTGGAGCTGGACTACAGCCTGACCGACCGCGACAGCACGCTGGTTCTGCAGGGCGACAAGCTGGGCCTGATCTCCACCGCGGTCGACGTCCAGCCCGCAAAGGACGACCGGCTGCTGCTGGGCCGCCAGTTCTATCACTTCATCGACCTGCTGCCGCTGTCCCCGGGCGGCCAGGTCCTGCTCTACGAATTCCACGTCCGCAGGTAAACGACCATGACGCCCCGTGAGCTGGAATTGCTGGCACAGAGAATGGCCCCGGCCATCCGCCGCGCGTTCCTGCAGGCGGTCGAGGCGTCGCAGCGGGCATCCACCATCCAGCTGGTAACGGAACTAGTCGCGGCCGGCCGCGTGGATGCGCTGCTGGAGGCACTGGGCTTCGATGAGGCGCGCTTCTCCCCGGTGGCCGAGGCAATCCGCAACGCGTTCGTGGGCGGCGCGCAGGCGGGCATCGAGGAACTGCCGGCGCTGTCCCTGCGGCAGCAGATCCGCGGCAGGTACAGCCCGGTCAGCCAGTCCCCTGTGCTGCGCTGGAGCTTCGACATGCGCAACCCAGTGGCGGAGGCCTGGCTGCGCGACAACTCGTCCAGGCTGATCACCGGCATCATCGATGACCAGCGGGGGCTGATCCGGGGCGCGCTGCAGCAGGGCATGGTGGTGGGCCGCAACCCACGGCAGACGGCACTGGACCTGGTCGGCCGGGTGAGCGAGACCGGCAGGCGCGCCGGCGGCGTGGTGGGGCTGACCTCCCAGCAGGCGCAGTTCGTCGCCAACGTCCGGCAGCAGCTGGCCAGCGGCGACCCCGCGCAGATGGCCGCCTACTTCGGCCGCCAGCGCCGGGACAAGCGGCTGGACGGCATCGTCAGCCGCGCCATCAAGGTCGGCAAGCCGGTGGCGCCGGCGGACATCGAGAAGATCGCTGGGCGCTATTCGGACCGGCTGCTGGCGCTGCGCGGCGAGGTCATCGCGCGGACGGAGTCGCTGACCGCCCTGAACGCTGGTCGGGAAGAGTCCTACCGGCAGCAGGTAGAAGGGGGCAAGGTGCTCCCAGAGAACATCGAATGCGACTGGTCGGCCACCGGCGATGAGCACACGCGGCACAGCCACGCAGCGATGAATGGCCAGAAGCGGACGTTCGGTCAGCCGTTCCAGACCCCGAGCGGGGCGCTGATGCACTACCCGGGCGACACGTCGCTCGGCGCCGGGCCGGAGGAAACCATCCAGTGTCGGTGCATGAAGCGATACCAGATCAACATGGCGGCGGAGGTGCTGCGTCGTGGCCAGCAAGTTCGGTGACCAGGTGAAGGCCTTCACGGAGAAGGCGAAGCTGCGGCAGGAGGCCATCTTCAAGGCGTCCGCCCAGCGGCTGATGGAAGAGGCCAACACGCCGGAGGGGCAGGGCGGCAAGATGCCGGTCGACACCGGCTTCCTGCGCAACTCGGCCGGCGCTTCGACGGAGGGGCCACCAGAAGCGGGTGGGCAGGCGATGGGCTTGGTCTTCCTTGGCCTGCAGGTAGGCCAGACGGTGTGGGCAGGTTGGACGGCGAAGTACGCCATGCGCATGGAGCACGGCTTCTACGGCGAGGACAGCAAGGGCCGCAAGTACGCGCAGGCCGGCAAGGGCTTCGCGCGCGCCGCGGCGCAGAACTGGGTGTTCATCGTGGAAGCGGTGGCCAAAGAGGTGAAGGACCAGATCCCATGAGCGACACCGCCATCTATGACGCCTTCGCCGCGCTGGTGGGCCAGTTTGCCGCCGCGCAGGGACTGCCCTGTTCCTATCCTGGCTTGGGGTTCACGCCGCCGGTGGGGAAGGACGCTCGCTGGCTGGAGCTGCAGTGGTTCCCGAACCAGACCCAGAACTACGGCCTTGCCGACGATGGCCCGTCGCTGCTGCAGGGCTTCGGGCAGCTGTCGGCGTGCTACCGGCCTGGGCAGGGGATCATGGTCGGCACCGCGGTCACGGACCAGATCATCGCCGCTTTCGCCAAGGGCACAGCCTTCGGCGCGGTGTCGGTGTACCGCCGGCCGTGGACGTCCAGCCTGATCCAGGACCCGGAGCGCATCATGCACCCGGTCACCATCCCTTGGCGCGGCTTCGTATCGGGGTAGAATCCGGCCATGAGCCACAAGCCGCCTGCCCTGCATCTGGTCCGCAGCGATGCCCCACCTACCGAGGGCGAGCTGAAGGCGCTGCGTGATGCGATCGACCGGATGAAGCGGAACCGGCATCTGCTGGAAGAGTTCAACCGGGAGCAGGCGTTGTTCGTCCGCTCCGAGTTTCTGGCCTACGTGGAGGCAGGGTTCACCCGGCCGCAGGCCATGCAGCTGGTAGCGGCGAAGCTGGGCCCCGGCGGCAAGTAACGACACGCCCGACCGCAAATTATTCTGAAATCTATTCCAGAGGCCCGCCCCGCAGCGGGCCTTTCTCGTTTTCCCCAGACCCCCGCCCCGTGGCGGGTTTTCTATTGCCCACCCACAGGAGACCGGCCATGGCCGAAGCAAAGACCAACGCAGGCAGCAAGCTGAGCATCTGCGTCACCCCGCAGAACGCAGACCTCACCGAAACCGAGTTCAAGGCCCTCGCCTACGTCCAGGTGAAGAAGGTCGGCAGCATCGGCGAGCGTGGCATCAGCACCAACATCGTCAACTACGACACCCTGGACACCCTGGTCTCGATGAAGGGCAAGGGAATCACCAACGCAGGTGACCCGCAGGTCGAGATGGCCGAGGATCTGACCGATCCGGGTCAGGTGGCCATGCGCGCTGCCGGCGCACCGGACGTCCCGGATGCCTACGCCTTCAAGATCGAGCACACCGATGGCAGCATCGAGTTCCTGCGCGGCCTGGTGGCGGGCCCGAACAAGCCGGGTGGCCGCAATGAGGACTTCCGCCTCAACACCTACACGATCGCGCTGAACCAGCAGCCGATTGACGTGGCAGCGCCGGTCACGCCCTGACGGATCCGGGCCAGATGTCGGCGCCCGGGTGGGGTCCGGACCGCATGGGATACCATCGCCCCTTTCGGCGAAGGAGCTTTCCATGAAGAGGATTCTGGCAGGGGCGTTGGCGCTGGCCATCGCAGGTTGCGCGACGGTGGGCAAGGAAATCACCGATGAGTCGATATCGGCCATCACCGACGGCCAGACCACAGAGGCGCAGCTGGTGGCGCAACTCGGGCGTCCGTACTCCACGGTTACCAACTCCAATGGCACCCGGATGATGGTGTGGACCTACGCAAAGGCCAACGCATTCGGCCGCGCACAGGGCAAGTCCGTCAGCGTGGTGCTGAGGGACGGGGTGGTGGAAAGCCACTCTGTCGCCGAGGTCGCCACGCCCTGAGGTGTGCCGAAAACCGAAACCCTACGAGGCCCGCGCAATGCGGGCCTTTTCTTTTCCCCAGGATGAGAGACCCATGACCGACCTGAGCACCATCGTCGCCGCCGCGCGCACGATCGACATCAAGCACCCTGCCACCGATGCCCCCGTGGGCCTGGTGCTGACCATCCTCCCCGACAGCAGCCCCCAGGTGCGCGCCGCGTCCCGCAAGCTGACCAACGAGCGCATGCTCGGCCGGGGCAAGCTGACCGCTGAGAAGATGGAAGCCGGCCGCATCGACATGCTGGTGGCCTCGGTGGGCGGCTGGGAGTGGCAGGGCGACCTGACCTTCCACGGCAAAAAGCCCGCCTTCGAGGAGAAGGCCCTGCGCACCCTGTTCAGGGATCTGCCCTGGGTTGCAGAGCAGGTGGACGCGGCCTTGGGCGACCGCGCCGAGTTCTTTCGCGGAGCTGACCAGGAAGCTGGCTGACGCCATCTACCTGACTGTCCGGTACGACGTGCCGGACAGCAACGGGGAAACCCGCCGTACCCGCAACGAACGCTTCGGAGAGCCATCCCCAGAGGTGAGGGTGCCCAAGAGGGGCGAGCACGTCTGGGATTGGTTCTGGCAGCTGTCAGCGCGTCGCAAGAGCGGTCCTGAGGCATTGACCTTTGCTGACGTTGGGGACTGGAGCCGGCTGCTGCTGGTCGACCTGCTCCCGCAGGAGGTGGAGATGCTGATGACCATGGACGACACCTACCTCAAGGCCGTGCGGGAAGACCAGGCGGCAGCCCAGCAGCGCGCCATCGAGGAAGCGAGGAGCAGGAAATGACCGACATCGCCGAGCTTGGCTACAAGGTCGACAGCAGCGGCCTGCAGGAGGGGACCAAGGCGCTGGACGAGAACGCCGCTGCCGCCCAAAAGGTCAGCGGTGCCACCGACCGGCTGGAGCGGGACTATCAGGCTCTCGCCCGGACAGTGGAGCGTTCCTCCAGCGTGCTTGGTGACCGCCTGGGCGGGGCGCTTGACCGCATCGGCACTGGCACCGGCGCGGTCATCACCGAGCTGCAGACCCTCAACCGGACCAACGCTGAGATCCTCGCCTCGCTGGGCACACTGGATGGAAAGCTGGCCAGCACTGCCGGCGGCTTGCAGACGATGGGCACCGCTTCCCGTGCCGCCGCCACTGCTGAGACGCAGGTGGCTACCGCCAGCCAGCAGCTGGAGCAGCAGCTGGCGCAGCAGGACGCTCGACTACGGGGTGTTGCAGAAAGGGCCATGGAATGGGCCTCGGCCAACCGTGAGGCGAACGTATCCGAAAGGGCTCTGGCTGAGGCTGCCCGCGACGCAGCGCTGGGTATCGACCACAAAGCGCGGGCGATGGCTGCCGGCGGCACCGAGCAGGACAGGATGGTTGCGCGCGCACGTGCTCTGCAGGAAGCAGAGGCACGCACCACCCAGGAATCGCAGAAGGCCGCTCGAGCAGCCGAGGCGCAGCAGCTGAACCTGCAGAAGCTCTTGGGACAGATCAACCCCACCGTCGCAGCACTGGATAAGCTGGCCGAACAGGAGGACCGCCTGTCCAAGGCCCGTGACCTCGGACTCATCAAGCCGCAGGTCTATCAGCAGTACCAGGCGCAGCTGGATGCGACGCGGACGAAGGTGCTCAGCACGGCGCAGGGCACGGACGTGCTCTCCGGCCGGCTGGGGCAGCTGAACCTGCGGACGGTCGAGACGCAGCAGTCGGTGATGATGCTGTTCCGTGCCCTCGCCACCGGCGACATCGGGCAGGCCCAGGCATCCATCACCTCGCTGACAGCGCGCACTGGCGCACTGAGCGGCGTGATGACGGCCACCGGCCTTGCTGTCGGTGCGGCGGTCGCTGGCATCGCAGCGCTTTCGGTGATTGCCGTTTCCGGCTACGTGGAGTTGCGGAAGCTGGAAGGACAGGTCGCAGCCACAGGCACGGCGGCAGGTCTGACCTCCGGCCAGCTGCTGACCATGCGCAGAGAGATCGGCAGTGCCAGCGGCAGCTACAAGGAGGCGGGCGCTGCCATTGAGCAGCTGGTGCAGCAGGGCAACGCCAGCGGGCAGACCCTGCAGCTGATGGCATCTGCAGCGGTGAACCTGGCCGACCTCACTGGCAGCTCGATCAGCACCACCGTGGGAGAAGTCAGGAGCCTGGCCGAAGGCGGCGCCGATGCACTGGTGAAGCTCAATGACCGCTACAACTTCCTGACGCCGGAGATCTACCGGCACATCGAAGCGATCCGGGAGCAGCGCGGCGACTATGCGGCCACCGAGGCAGCGCTGGAGCAGCTGGACGGGACCATGCGGGACCGTGCCAACAGCATGGCCGACAGCGCGGGTGTGGTCGAAAGGGCGTGGAAGGGCGCACTGGCAGCGTTCGCCGACACCGTGGAAAGCATCAAGTCCATCGGTGCCAACGATATCGATAGCCAGCTGCAGCGTGCGAGGGACGACCTGGAGTTCTTCCAGAGCCTGAGCAGGAGCCCCATCCCCGGTGATTCCTCGCGCGGCTCGACTGGTGCCGATGCTGCCCGTCAGCGGATCGTCCAGCTGCAGCAGTGGAAGGCTGAGATGGCTGACGGTGCTGCGATCCTCGGGCAGGTCCGGCAGTACGACCGTGACGTCATCGCTGCGGAGCGCGAGCTTGCGAAGGAGCGAGAGGTTGCCGATCAGGCGGTGAAGGCCAGGATGGCCGGTCTGGACCGGGAGACCGCGAAGCGCCAGGCCATCAACAAGATCATTGCCGACTACAACAAGCTCGAGGACAACGACGCCCGGCACTTCGATGGGTCAATGCAGCGGCTGATTGCCAAGGCGGAGGCCGACGTGAACCGGCAGTTCAACCGTCGCGAGGGTGTCGGCAAGAAGAACGGCGACAACACTGCGGCGCAGAACGTGCTGGCCACCGCACAGCGACAGATCGAGGCGAACAAGCAGCTGGTCGAAACCGGTATCAAGGTGACCGACAGCGAGCGCCAGGCAATGGCGATCGAGCAGCTGCTGGCCAAGAGCAAGAACGCCATGACCGCGTCCACCCGGGCGCTGCTGGAGGCGGCGAAGGAGGACCTGCTCGCTTCGGGGCAGAAGGCAGTGGCCTACACCAAGGAGAAGGAGGCGGCAGAGGCGCTGGCTCGACAGCAGGCCATCCTGGCCCAGGCAGCCAGCAACCGCGACCGATCCAACGAGCTGGACCTGCTGGGCATGAGCGGCGGATCCGACGGTGTGGCGATGCTGCGCAGGCAGTTGGACATCCAGCGCGAGTACCAGGACGAGCTGAAGCGGCTGGGAAGCCGCGACGTGGCCAAGGACAAGGCTACGTGGGATCTGCTGGCGGCCAACGCCGACGCCTTCCGCAATCAGGAGCTGGCGAAGGAGCGGGCATTTCAGGATCAGCGTCTGGCGATGTTGGGTGACTGGCGGTTGGGTGCGCAGGTGGCATGGCAGAACTACGCCTTCGACGCCACCAACTACAACCAGCAGGCGCAGGACGCAGTGCAGGGTACGCTGGCGGCGACCACCAGCAGCGTGGCCAGCCAGATTGATGAGATGGTGCGCGGCAATCAGTCCCTGGGCGAGTCCCTGAAGAACATTGCTGTGGATATGGGGAACGCGGTAATCGGTGCCCTCGAGCAGATGGCCGCCCAGTGGTTGGTCTATCAGGCTGTGCAGCTGGCCACCGGCAAGGCCACTCGCGCAGCTTCGATTCCTGCGGTGGTGGCGACTGCACAGGCTACGGCTCTGCAGGCGCAGTTGGCAGCGTTTGCGTCTACGGCAGCCATCCCAATCGTCGGTCCGGCAATGGCGCCGGCTGCTGCTGCGGCTGCTGCTGCGGTGTCGCAGAGCTACGTGGCTGCCATCTCCGCGACGGCTCTGGCCGGCATGGCCCACGACGGCATCGACTCGGTTCCCACGGAGGGCACCTGGCTGCTCAACAAGGGCGAGCGCGTGCTGACCGCAGGGACCGCGGCGAAGATGGACGCGACGCTGGATCGCATCGCGTCCTCGCGCGCGGCAGGGCCTGGCGCTGGCGGCAACGTGTATGCCCCGACGATCCAGATCAACGGTGACCCGGACGCCAGGACTCTGGCGATGGTGGAGCAAAGCGTCCGCCGCGGCATGCAGCAGAACTACGACCGCATCTCCTCCGAACTGACCACAGGACAGGGTCGGGTCGGGAAGGGCTTGCGCAGAGGAAACAACGTGTCGCGCCGGGTCACCTGATCCGGCGCAGCCAATGCGAGGCCCCACATGGCAGCTGCAGTCCCCTATCCGGCATGGCTACCCCTGCCGCTTCGCGACGGCTATGGGTTCAAGCCCGTCACTCCACTGCTGACTTCGAGGTTCCAGAGCGGTGCATCGCTGACCCGCCGGCGGGCCACCAGCACACCCACGATGGTCACCCTGTCGTGGGTGCTAAAGGATCAGTCGGCGGCGCTCTTCGAGAAGTGGGTGCAGGAGGACCTGGTCGATGGATCGGCCTGGTTCCTCTGCAAGCTGAAAACCCCGCTGGGGGTGGATTACTACCGGGCGCGTTTCACGGCCGATTTCTACAACGGCCCCTACTTGGTCGACGGCAACTTCTGGCGGATCGACGCCACGCTGGAGGTCTTCCGGCGGCCGCTGCTGGCGGACGGCTCCACCGCTTACCCCGACGCGATCCTGCATTCGGACATCGTTGATTTGGCGGCGAACAGGGAGTGGCCCGAAGCATGAGCATCCTCGAACGTCTGTATGCCTCGGGTGGCCGCGAGGTGGAGCTGGAGACGTTGGCCATCCAGGTGGGTGCGCAGACCTTCTACCTGACGAAGGGGTGGGACGACATCACGGCCAGGCTGGAGACGGGCGAAACCGTGACGTTCACCGCCTGCGGCATGGACATCGCCAAGCCCGCGCGCAATGCGGATGGCGTGCAGGACCTGCGCTTCGCCATCAGCAACATCTCCGGCGTCGTCAGCAACCAGATCCGCGCGGCGCTGGCCGCCAAGGTGGAGATGGTCGCTACGTTCCGGCTGTACCTCAGCACGGACCTGATGGCGCCGGCCCAGCGGCCATTCAGCGTGGTCATCAAGGGCGGCCAATGGACGGCCACCGAGGTGCAGATCACCGCCGGCTTCATGAACGTGCTGGACACGGAATGGCCGCGCAACCGCTACGTGCTGTCGAAGCATCCCGGCCTGAGGTACATGTGATGGATATCGATCTGGAAAAGTACCTGGATGTGCGCTGGGTGCGTGGCGGCCGGCAGTTCCCCGAGCTGGATTGCTACGGGGTGGTCAACGAGGTGCGTCGGGATCTGGGTTTGGAGGCATGGCCAGAGCATGCCGGCGCCACTGCTGTAGAGCTGCCCGACCTCGCCGCAGGCGCAGCCACTGAGCGCAGCGGCAGCGACATGCGGCAGGGGGCCGTGGCCTTCTGCTACCAAGGCAGCGTGGTCGAGCACGTGGCCGTGCTGATCGAGGCGGATGGGCGCCTGTGCGCGCTGGAATGCAATGAGCACCATGACGTGACGGTGCTGCCTGTGGCGCGCTTCGAGCGGCGCTTCACCCGAGTGGAGTACTACGCGTGATCCGAATCTATCCGTCGCGCCTGCCGGGCGAGCCGCTGGAGACGCACGCGCACGGCCGGACCACGGTCGAAGGGTGGTTGTGGTCGACGGTGCCCAGCTTCACCGCGGCCGGCCCGCACCCAATCGAGGTGGAGGTGGATGGCGTGCCGCTGCCTGCTGATGCGTGGGCGACCACCTGGGTGGAATCGCAGACGGACGTGCGCATCTATCCGGTCGCCTATGGCGAGGGCGTGGCTGCGGTCGTGTACTGGGTGATCGTGGCCGTTGCGGCCGCCTACGCCATCTACATGGCCAGCAACATGCCCTCGGGCAACCGGTTCGGCCAAGGTGATTCCCTCAGCCTGGACACCGCGCGAGCGAATAATGCGCGCCTGGGGAGCCCCATCCGTGAGGTGCTGGGGCAGTACCGCGTCTATCCCGACTACCTGGTGCAGCCGGTGTCCCGTTTCGTGGGCGGCAGCAGCTATCAGACCTCCATGTTCGTCTGCGTGGGTCGTGGCCAGCACGTGATTCCTGCCGGCGGCGCGCGCATCGGCAACACCCCGCTCAGCTCGTTCGGCAGCGACGTGCAGATGACCATCTATCCGCCGGGTGCAGACGTCGGCGGTGATGCGCGGTCCGAGAACTGGGTGAACTCCACCGAGGTGGGCGCCACAGCCTCTGGCACGGCCGGCCTTGACCTGAGCGACACGGCGGACGTGGTCACCGGCATCAACGCGGACTCGGTGACGGTCTCGGGGAACGTGTTCACCCTGAACAACGCGACCATCACCGGCGCCGACGGCAAGGAGCGGCCTGCTACCTCCCTGCCGCTCAGCTGGGAGGTGGGGGCGGTGCTGACGCTGAAGGTGGCGGCCACCTACACCGCGACCAACAGCGGGCTGTTCTCGATCATCTCCGGCAGCACGGTGGCGGAGCTGGCGCCCTACGTGGGCATGCCGGTGCTGCTGACCTACAACGGTGCGGACTATGCGCTGTACGTGACCACTTATGCTGCTGGCACCCCGGCCATCCCCGGCGAGGGAGGCTGCCCGGCACGGCTGGTCGGGTCTTCGGCGGCCAGCAGCTTCGACTTCAGCGGCGCACCCGTGACCTTCGGGATCATCTGGCGCGGCATCACCCACAGCGTGGCGCTGGAGGCCAACTACATCACCCTGGGCGTCCTGCTGACGGCCATCAATGACCAGCTGGTGGACAGCGGGCTGGTTGCCACGCAGTCGGGCGGGGTGGTGACCATCGCCGAAGCGGAGAGCCCGTATGCCGGTGGCAGCATCGCCTTCAGCGGCCTGCCGGCGGCGGTGTTCGGGAGCGCCCCGACCACGACGGCTGGTGTGGCCACGACTGGCGGCACGCCTGCAACGCAGCCGCGCGTGACGCTGGCGTATGACAGTGCGACCGGCACCGCCTTCGGTGGCCTGCCGCCTGGCGCGGTCTCGCTGGCGATGTCGCGCGGCCAGAGCGAGTACCGCATCGCGTCGAAATCAGGGTTCACGCTGACGGTGCAGCGCCTGACCGAGGCTGGTGTGGTCGACACCAGCTGGCCGGGCTGGGCCAGCCGGACGGCGACCGACTACCGCGCTACGGGGTTCCAGGAGGGCGAAGAGTGGCTGGGCCCGTTCCTGGTGTGCCCGGACGGGGAGGTGACCGACGCCTTCGAGTACGACTTGAACTTCCCCGGCGGCCTGATCTGGTACACGGACAAGGGCAACAAGCGCACCTTCACCGTGTCGCTGCGGGTGGGCTACCGCGTGTTCGGATCCGGCGCGGCGTGGACCGTGCGCACGCACACCTACACCGGCATGACGGACGACTCTCTGGGCTTCAGCGAGCGGGTGACGCTGGCCACGCCTGGGCAGATCGAGGTGCGCGTGCGGCGTGTGACCGAGCGCGGCGGCAACTCGGCGAAGGACGCCTGCTACTGGCAGGGCCTGCGCGCGCGGTTGGCGCAACGGCCCACGCGCTACGACGACCTGACCACCATCGGGCTGACGGTGACCACCGGCACGAAGCTGGCGGCGCAGTCGGATCGTCGGTTCAACGTGATGGCCACGCGGCAGTACGCCGGCAGCACTGCGCGGACCATCAGCGGCGCCATGAAGCATGTGCTGCGGTCCCTGGGCCTACCTGAGGACCAGATCGACAGCGCCACGCTGGATCATCTGGAGGCCACCTACTGGACGCCGCGCGGGGAGTTCTTCGACTACAGCCCCGAGCAGTCCGGCAGCAGTGCTCTGGATGTGCTGCAGCTGGCCACGCAGGCCGGCATGGGCTACTTCCTGCTCAGCGACGGCATGTGCTCGGCAGGGCGCGAAGGCATCAAGACCTGGCGCGGTGCCATCTCGCCGCAGCGGCAGCTTGAGCCGCTGGCCACGGCGTTCACCGCGCCGGGGCCGGATGACTTCGATGGGGTCGACGTGACCTATATCGATGAGGTGACCTGGGCGGCCGAGACTGTGGAATGCCGCCTGCCGGGCAGCGACACGCCGATGAAGGTCGAGACGTTCGAACTGAAGGGGGTAGGGAACCGCAACAGGGCATACCGGATCGGCATGCGCCGGCTGCTGAAGTACCAGGGCCAGCGCCTGACCTACACCACGAAGACGGAGCTGATGGGCCTGCGGTTCGACTTCGGGGACCGGGTCAAGCTTGCCGACGACATCCCCGGATCCAGCACCACCAGCTGCATGATCGACCACGCCGAGCTGCAGGGCACGCGCGTGCTGATCGAGGTTGGCGAGTACTTGGACTGGAGCCTGGCCGCGCCGCGCTGCCTGATCCGGTTCCAGGACGGCTCGGCGTCGGCGGTGATCGTGCCCACGCGGGTTGACGACCACACCCTGACCATCGCCGCGTCGTCGCTGCCGGCGGAGCATGCCTTCAGCAGCTGGATCCTCGATGACCCGACCATCGACCCGCCGGAGCTGATCTTCTGCGACAGCTCGCGGGTCGGCTACGACGCAGTGCTTTCCGAGATCACCCCCGGCGACGACGGCTCGGTGGAGATCGCAGCACTGCAGTACGACCCGGCCTTCTACCAGTACGACGACGCGAACGCGCCGTAACACCAACGGAGAAACACCACGATGACGACTCACAACACTGGGAATCCGGTGCCGTCGGCGGCTGTCAAAGATCTGTACGACAACGCGGAGAACCTGGACAGCGGCATCAACGGCGTTGCTCTCACCTGGGTTGATCGAAAGGGCCGCACCCGGAAGAGCATGGCCGGCGTCGAGCACGAATTCCAGCAATTCCTGGCCGACGGCAGCACCATCGAGTTCCCGACGTGGGCGGAGGCAAGTGCGGCGGCAGGGGCAGGTCAGATCCCGCTTAACCGGCAGGTAGCAGTTATCGGCGATGCGGGGAATCACGCTGACCCGGTGAGCGGCGCCACGGTCCCGAACAGTGGACGCTACGTCATGGGCACGTCCGGCCTTGAGTGGCGTTCGGCCGACGTGTTGAGTCAGAAGGCGGACCAAGTCGAGCTCGATCAGACGAACCAGAAGATCGAGCCGCTGGAGCGAATTGGCGACAAGCTTCCTCCATTCACCGTCCTCGACTCCTCTGGCCGGGTGCTCGCAAAGCTCACTGGCGAGGAAGCAACGGTCTTCAGCTACGAGCGTCTGGCCGCGCCTGATGCGCCGGTCCCTCTCATCGTGGATGAGCAGCAGAGAGTGCTCCAGTACATGCCTGGAGCACCTTCAGGCGAAAGCGCCGCGGCAGCATCTGACCGGGGAATCCATGCCCCCGAGCGGATGCGGAAGATGCAGATCTTCCGCTCTGGCCGGGAGGCTGGGTCTCCGAGTCGCCTTTCCATGGCGATCATCGGCGACAGTTGGGTGGACGTGACGCCGTACTGGATGGAGAACTTCTGCCAGCGCATGCGCGCGCGCCATGGTGACGGTGGCATTGGCTACGTGGACTTCGGCAGCGGTACGTTCCCACGAAGCGGTCTTTCCCGTGTGGTTTCCGGATGGACGGTCAACGACGAGACCGTGCCTGGTCCAGCGATCTACAGCAGGAGCGCCAGCGGCGCGGCCAGCTATGCTCTGACCGTGGTTGATGCTCCGGCGCTTCTAAGTGCTCGCATGTTCTGGATTGGCCACAGCGACGGGGTTTGCCGCTACCGCTGGAATGGCGGGGCGTGGAATGTGTTGAACGTTCAGTCGGTGGGCACCAACTTCACCGATTTGATCGGCGTCCCGGCTGGCGCCGGTAGCTACACGTTCGAGGTCGAGCGGGTATCTGGAACCATCGAGCTCTGCGGTATCGATCTCCAGTCGGATGCCCCCGGGATCGTCATCCACAAGCTGGGAAATTCCGGCAGCCGTGCTGATGACTGGCTTGGCGTCAATGCTGAGCATTGGCAGCAGGGCATTGCGGGCCTCGCGCCTGGTGCGGTGATGATCCTGCTTGGCACGAACGATAAAACGGCAGGGATCAGTGCTGAGCTGTTCGCTTCTGAGATCGCGGCCTTGATCGGACGCGTACGCGCCGCATTGCCCGACACGACGGCCCTTCCCGGTCCTGATGTGATGGTCGTCGTTCCTTCTCAGGTCTGGCGAAGCACCTCGATGCCCATGGCCGACTACCGCGACGCGATCCTGGCCGCTGCCGATGGTCTTGGACTGGCCGTCATCGACCTGATCGATGCCGTCGGCAATCCCTACACACGGCGCTCATGGTTCGACGCCGATGGCGTTCATCCGACGCCGGAGGCCGGAGGCTTGATCGTCTCCGGTCGCATCTTCGAAGCGCTGCATTCCTGAAGGAGAGAAATATGTCCAACTACATCACGGGTGCGGCGATCCGCAGTCCCATCCAAGGCAGTGCCGCCAATCCGAAGTTCAGGCGCGATCAGATGCTGGATGACGACGCCAACAATGGTGTGCGCTTCCTTTTCGACCTGGGCTTTCCGTTCTCCTATCCAGGCGGTCCGATTGAATCTCGTCCTGCTGCTGCGGCGCCGGTCAACGGCTCCACAATTCACGACGTGGCAGAGATCGAGAACGGATCGTTCGTCACATCGTCCAGTGGCACTGCCTATGCCGGCCGTGGCTTCGATTTCTCGGCCGTTACCGATAGATACCATGAGCTGCGGGCCCCGGCCTCAGCTCTCGCTTCGGTAATTGCGTCGGCTTCGCAGCACTTCGCAGTGTGCTTCTACGCCAAGTTGCCTACGTTGGCCGACTGGTTCTCCGGCACCGGCATCATTCCTCTGTTCTGCACGAACGGGAATGCGCAGGGATATGCAGGTGCGCCTGACCTAGTCACGATTGGGCTGCGCTCGGGTGGCCAGATCCAAGCCGCCCGATCCACCACGGCTGTGGGAACCGCTGAGACCCGGACCCTGACCATTCCCGACGGCATGGCCGGTCGCGTCAGCCAGATCCTGTACTACCGCAACGGCAGCACGACTGAGCTGAGGATCAGGAACGCCGGCGGAACGTTGAGCGCTGCGGCTGCCAGCGGTGCACCAACGGCGCTCGATCTGAGCGCGTGCCAAGGGCGTTGGGGCGTGTGCCAGGCACTGTGGGACTTTTCCAGCAAGCCATCGCTGGCAACGGCAAAGAAGTGGCGCCTCTATCGTGGGTTCGTTGAAAACCTTGAGGTGAGCGGCCGGAGTCCCACTGCGGTGGCCGATGCTGACTACCAGCGCGTTATCGCCCGTGGGATTTTCAACTGACGCAGATGCGTTTGCTCAGGGCTACGAGACAGAAGCCAAGAGCTCATCGCGGTTGTTCTTTGGCGTGTTCACCGCCCGGCTGACCCAGCACGCCCTAAGGACGGGGCGTGCTAGCGAGCAGCATAGCCTCGGCGAGGGTTGGCCTTCCGGGCTGCGCTGATTACCGCCCGGGATCCGCTGTCGCTTCGATCTGCTCTGTGAGCAGGGCTAGCCCTTGGCGCATTGCTGCGGAAGATAGAGCGGAATCTTCGAGGTGATTGTCAAAGATCCCTGGAACTATGCCCTCCCATACCCTCGTCAATGACGTCGGATCGGGGTGACTGATGATGAGGGCGCGGAGGCAATATTCCATCGCTTTGAGGTAGCCCCGATGGGCCTCAAGTTCCGTGGTGCAGCTATCGAGGCGGTGCAGTAGCTCTGAGGTGGTTGGCATAGGGCGCTCGTAGACAGCTCGCTGAATGAGGGTAATAGTTAGGGCATTCCATATGGCCCCAGGCAATGAGCATCCTCAACGTTCTGCTGTCGCCAGATCAACTATTGGTTGCTGTAGACACCTTGGCTGACGACTCGCGGACGGGAGCCAAGTCGGTCGGCGCGAAGCTGCTCCTTATCCCTCAGCACAACCTGGTGCTGGCCAGTCGCGGAAGTGCACAGTTCTTCCTCCGGATTTACGAACTTGCCTTGCAAGCCAGCTTCCGCGCGGACTTCACAATGGAGCAGCTCGGCAGGGAGCTGGGGCTGGTCGTTGACCAGCTGTGGCCCGCCTACGAGAAGGCAGCGGTGGAGGCGGGGATTGAAAGGTCGGCGATAGGGACCGAGCTTGTGCTGGGTGGGTGGTCGCCGCAGGCGAGCCGTATGGTGGCCACAGCGTATGCCAAGAGCGTCAACCAGGAGCCTACGCGGGTACAGCCGCTAGAAGGAGGCCTGGCTTCCCCTGGCGAGCCGCTGCGGGGAAGGCCGGACAGCTTTGCGCCGGAGGACTTGTTGGCCGCTGGTCGGATTCAGGCCGCTTGGTTGAATAGGTCGAGCGGACGGCAGGTTGCCGGCGGCCGGTTGCTCACTGCCAGGCTGCGCCCGTCAAGCGCTGTGATCTCTGATCTAGGGGCCGTATAGGTCGCGCGGGTCTATTCCCGCCCGGACCAGCATGCGATCACGCCGCAATTGCTCGGCCCATTGTGCCCAGATCCGCGGCGCTGGTACATCAGCGCATTGGTGGCATGTCGGGCAGGTAAGCTGAACGCCATTCGGAAGATCTTCAAGCCCTAAACCGCGAGACAGCTTCGACGTGTCTCCGCAGGCTTGGCACCTGCAGATCATTGCCTCGACCCCCTCAAGGCTGCCGTCGGCGCGTAGCAAAGCACTGATCCTGAGGATCCGGAAAGAAACGGGGGTGGTCATGGAGTCCAGCCATATGAGGGCTGGAGACGGGCGAAGGATTTCGCGCCGGAGAACAGCCAAGAGCGGTCATCCTATCGTCAATCCGATGAAGGACGCATCAGGCCGAGCTGTACGAATGGCTCTCTCGTGATCATTTCTGGCGTGTGTAGCAAAAGTGTGACTATGTTCGATAGTCCCTCGCGCCTGTTCGAGGTTGATGACCTATTCGTTATTCTACAAAGGGGAAACGGAAATGAGCTTCCAGCAGCCTTCCGCGATCTCTCTAGCGCCGGGATTTCCTCGGAGGCTAGGCCGCGTTGCCAAACGCTCCTGGAGGTCGTGTAGCCAGGCAAGATGAGTGCCATGAGGATTTCTGGTGTATATGTCGCAAGCCAGTCGAATTACGGGCGCAACCTCATGACGAAAGTTCAGCGCAGGGAGAGCCCCGGCATTGAAAGCCAACTCCCAGTGAGCTAGTTCCCTGTCTATGTCGACGTAGTCTTTGTTTCTCAGGCTTTCCATGGCAGTTCTCCTTTCGGGGCTTTGACTCTACTCGCTTAGTCACTCTGCTGTTTGCGCCGTTGTTCATAAATGGGACGCTGCAGCACGCTCCCCTAACAGCGGAGAGAGGACTGTGAGTGGGCAGCACTTAGCTGCAGTGGAGTAACGTATGAACAATGTCAATCAGAGTCAGGATCCCCGAACCAACGACAGCAGCGATGCGAAGCGCGCTGGGCAGCAGGGGCAACAGGGCCAAGTGAATGGCGAGGAGCTCGGTGGCGGTCCCGACGGAAAGGGCGAGAAGGATCCGCAGAAGCAGCAGCAAAGCAGCCAGGAGGGCGGCAAACAGGGAAGTGGCAAGGAAAAGCAAGGTGAGCAGCAGAATGCTCGCCGCTAGGGCATAACGAGGAGCCGCGCGTAGCGCGGCTTTCTTCTGGCTCAGCAGGGATCAGGGATCATGGCATTGCATGAGAAAGCGGTTGGTTTGATGACCAAGATCATGTATCAGTCTCGCCCAGCGGTTACGACGACCATGGGGCTTTGTCGTTCTTGTCATTCCCCGAGCCCTGGTGGAATGGAGTGCGCACGCTGCCTTACCGAAGAGCTGGGAAGAGTCATCGAGAATCGCGGTGCCGCTGTCCGTTGGCTTGATTCGTTTCTGAAGGTTCAGCAAGACGAGGCCCAGGTTTTCCTGTGCGCCAGTCGCGTCGCCCCGAGCGGGCATGCCTGAGCCTGCTACAGGATTTAGGCTCTCCATATGCCTTTCTTCATCAGCATCTACGATAGAAATGGGAGAGGGTTACGCCTTCCTGAAGGGTGGTGGATCGACTTGTCATGTGCCTCTCCGGCACTGGTTAGGCGATCAACTCGCATTGATCTGCCGATGTCCTCCGTTGACGAGCATCCCCGGATAGATCCGGTTGTGTTGGACGATCTTCATCGCCGTATTGAAGGTGCCCAATGGCTGACCTAGAAAAGTACGACCCCGTAAGCGTACGTTGGCTTAGCTTCCGTCTGCGGAATGGGCAGTCCATCGGGCCAGAGAAGCTGAAGGCTGTTTGGTCTGATGCTGCCGAGACGAATACCTGCAGCGTGCGCAGGGAACATGGCCCAGACGGTCATGTTGTCTATGTGCTGTATGCGTCACGTGGTCTTCCTATGCCGCGGCGAGCAGAAATGCGGCTGCGATCGATGCTGGAAGACGCCGGCTACGCTTTCACGATGGGGGCGATTGCCGGTCGTCATCCGGTTGGAGGCTAAGCCCTATCTATCGGTCCCGAGCTAGCGAAGGTCAATCGCAGGCTGTGCGACGGCGAGGCGTAAGCTGCTCGGCATGCTTCCTTCCCTCGGCTACCAAGGCTTCCGGACCGCTCCTATCCCAGCCGGGTGGGTGCAGATGGGCGAGCGCTGGGCGCTGTGGTGGAACGGGCGTGAGGTGGCCAGCGTCACGCCGACCCGCGAGGGTGGCTACCGCCTCCATCTGGACGCCCGGAAGATGTGGCAGACCAAGAGCGCCCCGGTCGCGAGCATCCGGCAGGGCAAGCGCTTCGCCGAGCGCTGGTGCGCTGCCAGGCTGTTCCCAGACCTGCCGCTGCGAGAGGCGGTCGCGTGTCTCACCGACAGCACGCCGCGCGCGCCGGCGCATCCGCTGCCAGGCCTACCCCCTACCCGCGAGCAGCAACTGCAGGCCCAGCGCCTGGACGAGGCTGCTGCCACGGCGGTTGCTCGGATCAGGGAAGCCCTCGAGCCGGTCCGGCCTCCTGCGGCGGTCAAGCCCCGGGCCAAGGATTCGGCGAAGGCCCGGGTAAGGGCAGGGCGCAAGGCCCTGCAGCATACCGTCTGAGGCCTCAGGCCACCCGCAGCTGCACCACGTTGCTGTCGCGCAGCCGGTCCAGGTAGTCCGCCCACTCCTGCATCATCCGGATCCGCTCATCGAGGTGGGTCGTCCGGTTGTAGGCGCGGCCGTTCGGATCCTTCACGGCATGGGCCAGCTGGTGCTCGATGATGTCCGGACGGAACCCCAATACCTCATCCAGGAGCGTCCGCGCTGTGGCACGGAAGCCGTGACCAGTCACGGTGTCCTTGTCGTAGCCCATTGCGCGCAGCGCGGCCAGGACGGCGACCTCCGACATCGGCCGATCCTTCTTGCCCCGGGCGGGGAACACATACCGGCCCGACTCGGTGTAGGGCTTCAGCTCCCGCAGGATCTCAACCGCCTGACGTGCCAGCGGCACGATGTGAGGCTGCCGCATCTTCATCCGCGCCGCCGGAATCGACCACAGGCCAGCGTCCAGATCCATCTCCGCCCACTCGGCCTGCCGTAGCTCACCCGGGCGCACGAACACCAACGGGGCGAGCTTCAGCGCCATGCTGACGATGCCGGCGCCGCGGTAGGTGTGCAGCGCACGCAGCAGGCTGCCCAGCTGGATCGGGTCCACGACCGCTGCGTGGTTCTTTTCCGGGGCCGGCACCAGAGCGCCGCGCAGATCCGCGACCGGGTTCCGCTCGGCGCGATCGGTGGCCACGGCGTAGCGCATGACCTGGCCACAGTTCTGCATGACGCGATGGGCGGACTCGAATGCCTCGCGCGCTTCCATCTTCCGGGCGACCTTCAGGAAGTCCGATGCCTTCAGGTCGGTGGCGCGCATCTTCCCGATATGGGGGAAGACGTCGTTGTCGAACCAGGCTTCGACCTTCTTGCTGTACGCCGGCACCCAGGGGCGAGAAGCCAGCCACTCCCGGGCAATCGCCTCGAAGCTGGAAGCGGCATCCACGACGGCGGCCGTGGCGGCTGCCTTCTTCTGCTCGCCCGGGTCCACGCCAGCGCGCAGCAGGCGCCGGGCATCGTCGCGTGCGTCCCTGGCGCTGGCCAAGCTCACCTCCGGGTACAGCCCCAGCGCCAGCACCTTCTCCTTCCCCCCGAAGCGGTACTTCCACCGCCAGCTCTTGGCGCCGGCAACGGTGACGTAGAGGTACAGGCCACCAGCGTCGGACAGCTTCTGCGGCTTGTCGGCTGGCTTCGCGCGGCGGATCGCGAGGTCGGTCAGGGGCATGGGGGTATCGGGATTTCGTGGGCGGCTCGATACCCCTAGATATACCCCCACCGTCTCATAGCCTGCAACGGAACGGCATGGACAACTGTGGAAAACGAAAAAGCCGGAACCCCTTATTTGACGAGGGATTCCGGCTTTTCGTGGATCCTTTCGGACCCGGTATTGGTGGAGGTGGGCGGAATTGAACCGCCGTCCGAAGGCACTCCATCCCCAGCACTACATGCTTAGCTCACCGTTGAATCTCATCCCCGAGCAGCACGGTGTGCAAAGCGCACCCGGGAACCAGCCTGTTTTGTTCTAGTGCCGGACTGACAGGCAGCCGCCCAGCGCGATTCCATGATAATGACTCTACGCTGCGAGCATGGACACAAGCAGTTTCGAGGCTCCGCCTAAGTCGGCAGAAGGTCACGCACCGCAGTTTTTAGGCTGCGAGAGCGACCGGAGCGTAGTTGTCGTCGTTGGCAACTAGAGTTTTGCAGCTGGATTTACGAGGACAGCTACCCCCTCGGCATGCGCCAGGCGACTTCACAACCCCCGTCGAAACCAATGCACCCCCGGTTTCTTCAAGTCTTGCAAGGCTTTCAGGTGCCTGGTTGCCCAGAAACCCGCCTAACGACAGCAATGGTACGGCAATCTTCCTGAACAGTCACGCCCGGCGGACTTCGGCCGGGTAAGGGAACCCTGCCGATGGACACGTTGTGACTTCGTGCCGGCCGTGCTCGAATCAGGCCATTCAGTCTCCAGGGGGGGGGCGCCGGATGCCAGTCAGGTCGTGGGCAGGGCAGTTTGTGTGCATTGCCGTTCTGTTGCTACTGGTCCCATTGGCTCGTGCCGAGGCGCAAGGCGTTTCGCGACAGCTACCGCCCCTGGTGACCGTCGGCTACGACGAAGCCTTCGATCTCTTCAATCTGCTCGACAACCTGCCCGACTGGCTGCCGGGCTATACCAGCGCGATCTACAAGCAGGATTGGGAGCGCCGCTTCGTGCTGGACGCGCAGGATCGTGCAGCGCTTGAGGAGTACGCCCGCTTCCGCCAGCGCACGTCCCCCATGGCCCGGGATGATGACAACACGCGGCCCGTGGCGGAGCGCCTGTTTGCCGGCAGCGACACCCGAATCGGCGACCCCTACACCGGCTACTTCCAGAATGCTGCGTCATTCACGGCTGCCGCCAAGGCTGCAATCGCTGCGCAGGCGCCTGGCGACCGCGAGCTGTTGCGGCGCTACTACGCGCGGTTCGAGCCGCGTGCCCGCGAACTGCTGGCAGGGGCTGGACGCTTGACCCAGCAACAGGAAGCCTTGACCCGGGAACTGGCGGCGCCGGAGACAGTCGCGTTCGTCGCGCGCATGCGCACGTTCTACGGCGCCGAGGCTGCGCCTGTCTTCCAGGTGCGTTTTGTGTGGTGGCCGTATGCCAACCGCACCCAGGCCAAGCTGCGCGGCGGTTCGATCGTGCTGTTTTCGCCGCCGGGCGTGGAGGACGACTGGGCGCCGATCGTGCTGCACGAGTACGCGCACTTCCTTTCGGCTGGCCAGCCCGCGTCCGGTCGTGAGGCATTGGCGGCAGCGTTCGCGCGGTTGTGCCCCGCGGCCCTGGCCCTGCCCAATCCGTTGAACGCACTGGAGGAGCCGTTGGCGATCTACTGGGGCCAGTACCGGTTTGAACGGGAGGTGCGTGGAAAGACGCTTTCGAGCCAGTCGTCATGGTACGTCCAGCCCCATGCCGACCGCGCGGCGAAGGCGATCGCGGCCGCGTTTCCGGCGGATCAGCCGGCGCCCGCACTGGGTGAAAGCCCGCTGTTACAGGCCGCGGCGTCGGTCTGCGAGTGAAGCGGAGGGATTGCCGCATGCCCGTCATAGCGGTTTGCTAACGTCGTTGGCACGATTTTGCGACACACTGGCCACCAACATCCGAGCCAGGACAGACACGGAGACCCGGGGTGACTGACACCATCCAACAACGCAGCCTGCGACAGCTGGTCGGGCCGGTAGGCGCCGACTACCGCCGACGCGCGTTGCCGCCCGGTTGGGTCTGGGCGGTACTGGCCGCGATCGTCACTGCGGCCTGCCTGACCGCGCTGCCGGCGACGGCGGCGGTGTTCTTGGTGGCCAGCGCGGTGGTGGTGTACTGGCCGCGTCGCGACCAGGCCCTGGTGCCGGGCTGGCGCATGCTGGCCCTGGCCGTGCTGGCGGTGATGGTCTGGGGTCCAGATGTCATCGCGCAATGGTTCGAGCACGGCGCGGCCGTGGCCCTGCTGACCCTGGCCTCGTTGAGCATCCTGACCCATGTCCGCCGCAGCTGGGCGCTGTCGCAGCAGCTGCAGCACCGGGCCGACGCGCTGGATGACCAGCAGCTGCTGGCGCTGTTGCCGGATGATGCAGCCCAGCTGGCAAAGCAGTGGCGGGCCGGTGATGACCGGCATGCGCCGGAGCTGGCAGTGGTGATGCACCTGGCGGTGATGCACGCGGCGCTGGCGCCGCGGATGCGCGGGCAGGGCATGCTGGCCGGCTGA